ATCCAGTGCTACTATGTGTACCGCATGTACGACATGCAATATTACATTTATTTCCTAGTTTTAAATCTAATATTTGAGGCTGTGACAAATCATTATCTAATAATTCTTCATGTTCTTTGTTATCCCTTATTCGCTTTGAATTTCTTTCTGCTTTTTCTTCTACCCAACACAAGTTACAATTAGGATGATATTCTCCATTATTTAATGCATCTCTAACTTCATTTATTTGATCACAATTCCAAAACTCTTCAAGAGTATAGTCATTTAAAAATGTATTATTACCATTTATCTTTAATCTATCACTACTCATACAACATATTTTTACCTCACCATTGGCCTCGACTGATAAACTGGTAAAAGGTAAAACACAAAATGTTTTACTGTTTTTGTTTGCACAACTCATAAAAATCCTTATATTCTGGAAATGTTTTTAAAAAATTTTTATTTCTTCGTTTGTCGTGTTCTATAACAAATTTATAAAAATCTTTTTGTCCATTAGTAACTTGTTCTGGTGTAAATGGATTTTTTATCATAACGTCTGTAACCCTTTTCATTTTTTCATATTCTACTTCACTAAAACCATGCCAGCCTATTTTATCCATCCTATTTTTTCTCATAAATTTGAGTATATCTTTTTGATCATGTAAATATGATTCAGGCAAAGTATTAAGTAAAAACCAAGGGGGTTCTTTAATATATGGAGTATCAAATGCAATACGTTGTTCTTTTTCGCTGTTAAATTCAATTTCTTTAAATTCAGTTCGCCATTCCATTATTTTTTCTAATAACAATTTAAAACTATTTCTTACACATAAATTATGATAGGTACACATTAAATGAAGTTTACTATTTTTAACTGAATTTAAATATAACCTAATATTAGTTTCCCATAGCTCGCAATCAAGCCCGCTTCGTATATACTCTGCCTTTTCTCCCCAAGATTCGACACTAGTAAATAATTCAAATGCTTTAATTTTATTTTCAGCAAGTAATTTGTTTATTTTTGTAGTCAGTCGTTTTATAAACTTAGTTGCCATTCCCATATTACTATTAACATGTATAGTTAAATGGGGCGAAGGATCTTTATCTAACATATCAAGCATCTTATATGTATTTAGATTAATTAAACATTCGCCTCCTGTAATACGCAAAACTTGTAAATCATTTTTTAAGTCGGGCCACCATTTCCAAAATGCATCTATATATGGATTATAATCGTCTGGCTTATAAAATTGATCTTGTAAAAATTCTATACCATATTGATTGTACGAAACATCATAATTACCGTATCTTTCAATTTCTTCCATCCAACTAGAACTTGCTTGAGGACAACAATAAATACACTTAAAATTACATTTATTGCCAAAACTTAATTCTATATGCCTAGGATTCCAGTCAGCATTCCATGATAAATTTTTAATAGTATTATAATCTTTTAATGCATACTCATTTGAACTATGAATAAATCTATCAGATATATGGTCACCTTCTAAATCTTCTATATTCCAACAATAATAACATTCTTCAGGACGTCCGCCTTCTAGCATTGTTTTACGTTGTTGTTTTTTCCATTCTGTATTATGTAATGCCGAAGGATTATTCTCTATTTCTTTTAATCCTATTCGTCTAGGTTGAGGATGATAGCAACTATGATTATCGCCCATATGAAGATATAAAGTTTCTGTTTGCCATTTCATTAGGCAAAATCCTTTACCCACTTCATTTAATTTATTTTTTGTAGAAATTATATTTTCAAGATAACTCATATTGCGTTTTACAGTCTATATAAAATTTTGATAGTTCAGGAAAAACTTTCAAAAAATTAAGATTTTTTCTTCTATCATATTCTTTAAAAAACAAATAAAAATTAATCATTTTATCTTTAGGGTTAGTTGTTCCTTGTTTTGCCCATTCTAAATTTCTTTTCATTTTGTTTATTTCAAATAATTTAAAACCTGGAGAGATTGTATTTTGAATTTCTGTATTTTCAGCATTGTCAGATAGGCTTATATTATTCTCCATAAACAAAATTGCATCTTCTATATAATTTAGATATACTGGTTGATTAATTAATTGAATATTCATCCAATCAGGATATTCTAAGTAAGGAATGTCAAACCATATTAATTGTCTATCTTGTTTTATATTTGACGTTCGAAGGTCTAATATGTATTGTAAGAAATTTTTTAATTTAGGTAAACTTAATATATTAAAAGTATTTATAAATGATATATTAACACCTTCTGTTTGTGCTAATACAGTATCTACATTTCTTTTTAAATTATTATAATTTAAGCCATATCTAATATATTCTGCCTGTTCTTCGACTGTATCTAAACTTATATATAATGTAAATTGTTTTCCTTGATTTAATGCTAATTTAGAATTTGACGGATAAAATTTTCCATCAATTTCTGTATAATTTTCTATATAAAAATATGCTCCGCTATTAGGATCAAACCCTCGCTCATTAAAAGTATCGTGTATATTAGTTTCAGATATTCTTGGATATTTTTTAAGTATATTATCATCGCATGATTCTTTTACTATAAATCTTTTTCTTTCGTATGGATTAGGATGGTCGATATTAGGCACATAAAATTTAACATCTATACATTTATTTTTTACCTGTTTTTTTGTTATTTTATTAACACTATCTATAAATTTATATAACATTTTTTGATCAGGTGGACATAAATTACTGGTTATTGATACTTCTAACAACGGATGAGGATGTTTATTAATGTAATCTAACATTTTAAATGTATTTGTATCAATAAGAGGTTCGCCGCCAGTCATTCTAAATGTACGCAAATCTTTATAAATTGTAGGTAACCATTTCCAAAAAGCATCAACATAAGGATTTTCTTCATTAGACATTTTTAACGGCATATCTAAATATTGTATATCATTATGATTAGAATCTATTCCTGACATTTTATATGGACCAAACTCCTTTATTTCTTTTTCCCATGTTGTACTCAAATGCGGTGAACAATACATGCATTTAAAATTACATGCTTGATTAAAATTTACTTCGACATTAATTGGATTAACATTATAGTCATAAGAAGAGGTAGAAATTTTTTTTAATTTATCTTCTGCCCAATCCCAGTCCATATCAAAATATTCACAAGCTCTATAATGCCTATCACTTGTATGATCTAAATCTTCAGCAGACCAACAAAATTGACACCCTTTTGGTTTGGTTCCTTCAAGCATTAATTTACGTTCGTTCTTTTTTTCTATTGTATTATGTAATGCGCCTGGGTTGTCTTTTAATTCTTCTAATGGAATTTTATGAGCAGGAGGATGATAACAACTATGTGTTTTTCCTTGAGGCAAATGTAAACTAACTTGCAACCATTTAGCCATACAAAACGACTTGCTGATCGAGTTAAGTTTTTCTTTCATGACCTCGGATTTATTATAATATTCTCCTCTTTTTAATTTTTGCATTTGGTATTGTTAATAATAGGTCACACTATTTTTTGTGCAACGATAACTCTTTCTTTGTCATTAAACCCCATTAGAATGGTGTCACTTTCTGTTAAATTATTTTCTTTACATACATCAGAATATACATCAGCAAATTTATCCCAATTATAATCTACATTATATTCTGTAATGAGAGCATTGGCAATACTTATATTGATTCTGCTAAACATATTGCATTCATTAAAAAAATCTATACCATCATCGATATTTTCTTTTTGCATTCGCACTCCAATTCGTAAATATTCCGCACCATAACAAAATTTAGATAAACTAAATGCTAATGTTTCTATACAAGTATATTTTTTTAAATCTATGTTTATATTTTTAGAAACAGGATAATGACAAAAATCTAATAATACTGGTACTTGCAATTCTTCGCATTTATCTAATATACCAAACATATCGGGATGAATTTTTCCTTTTCTCGTGAATGGTACGCTTATAATAAATGCATCGTACGAATTAATATAATCGTCTTCTATAAATTTATAATTAAGATTATATTTACATACTGCTTTATGATACATAAATTCGTCTTTAAAAAATCTAAATCGTTTATTAAAATGTTTTAAATAAAAATGATCAAATATTTGCACCGACCCGTGGGATAATGTTATGTGATTAAAATCCTGTAATCCGTGTATTAAATTTAATCTAGAACTTAGAATCCAATTAACAAAATTTTTTTTAAATTTATTAGGTATAGTATCATCATATAAATCTATTTTCTTCAAAAATTTTGTTAAGTCTATACTTTTAATACCTTCTAGTCTTGCTTGCATAAATTATAAAACTCCTTATATTCTGGAAATATTTTTAAAAAATTAGTATTTCGTCTTTTATCTAACTGATCAACATATAAAGCAAAATTTTTTCGTTGAATATTATAATTTTTAGATCCATATACTTTATCTTCTATATGTCTTATTACTCGTTGTAATTTTTCTATTTCAAAATCTGCAAAACCTACCAAAGGAGAAGTATTCTCAATTGAATTTTTTTTCATAAAGTATTCTGCATCCCACATGTATTGTAGAAAATCTTTTGTGCAAATATCAACGGACAACCAATTAGGGTATTCTAATATAGGCAAATCAAACCATATCATTTGCCTTTCTCGAAAACTATTATATTTGTTTCTTAACTCTAATATAAATTCTAAATATTCTGTTATAGAAGATATAGATAAAATGTTAAATGTGTTTATAAAAGACATACTACATGAATATAACCAAAAATTGTATTTAAATTTGTATATATATCCAAATCTGTTAGATAAATTGTAAGTAATATCTACATCATATGTATAATTATAACTGTCAAGGTTTAACGACCCACCTTTTGGTACTATCTTACCACTGGGCATAGTATTTTTTCCATTACTAAAACCTTGTTCTTCTATTTTTTGCAATTCTTCATTGGTTATGAATCCGTTGTATTTTTTATTAGGTTCATTAGATGTTACTACATACGGCAATAAAGAATACTCATCGTTTCCTATAACATACCGTTCTTCTTTATTTGATTTAGGTTTAAAAGGATCTTTTATAGATCTTTTATCTTTTACATAAATTTTAATAGATTTTGTTTTTGACGGCAACTCGTCGATAAAATTTTTGTCACCTATTTCTGATAAAATCTTCATTTCATCAAATGTTTCTTTACCTACTATGTATTCTTTCCATAACAGTTTTCCGTTTTTATCTCTTTCTGGCGTTCCATCTTTTGGATTTTCGACAAATACAGTTGCTGGTTTCTCATATAATTTTAAAAATTTATCAATATTAAATTTTATTTTATTCCAATTCATGCCCGTTCGAATATACTCGGCTTTTTTACCAATCGAATCTAAACTCACAAAAAGCATAAAATGTTTTAATGACTTTGCTCGTTCTAAATTAAATAATTTATCAATAAATTTATCTACAAGTTTATCGTCTGTTGGTGAAAAATTGCTAGTTACACTCATCTGCAATTTATCATTTTTATGTTTTAAAGCATAATCTAATACTTTATACGTATCTTTATGCATTAACGGTTCTCCGCCAGTCATTCTAAAATGATGTAAATTATCATATACATCTGGCATCCATTTCCAAAATGCTTTAACGTATGGATTATCTTTTTTCTTTATTTTATTTTCTTTACGAACTTCAAATGGTAGTTTTCCTATTTGTTCTAAACTAATTATATCATTATGATTTATAGAATATTGTTTACTATCTCTAGGAGAATCTAACTTAAAAGGTCCAAATTGTTCTATTTCTTCATACCAACTACTACTTAAATGTGGCGAACAATAAATGCATTTTTGATTACATGCATGACTGAAATTTACTTCTAAATATGCCGGTTTTACATTAAACTTGTATTCATTATCTGTCACATAATCGTAATTTTCAAATGCCCAATCTTCGGAAGATCTATACAACCTATCGCTTATTTGTTTTGAATTTTTAAGTTCCTCTATTTTCCAACAATACTCACAACCAGGTGGTTTTTTACCAAGGATCATCTGTTTGCGTTCTGCTATTTTAAATTTTGTATTATGTAAGGCACTTGGATCTTGTTCTAATTCTTCTAAAGGTATTTTATGAGCAGGAGGGTGATAACAACTTTGCGTGAGGCCATGAGGTAAATGTATTTGAACATATAACCATTTTGCTAAACAAAAGGTAGGCGATATATCTTCTAATAATGGTTTGACCCTGTCTACTTTTTCAGATATTTCCCAATTATCCAATTTGATCTTCTCTTATTAACGGAGCAGTCCGTGTAGGACTTACATATACTTCTTTAAAGAATCTACTATTTTGTGCTTCCATTTCTGCTATTGGTAGTTCTAATTCATCACGTATTTTATCACCTAAATCATATACTTCATTTAAAAATTTATCTTCATCGTGACCAAACTTTGGCCAAATTTCCATTTCCCAAAACTCTGTGTGCCATTTAAAGTCCCGCACAAGGGTATACTCCCAATCAGTTGCATTAGTCATCCAACAACCTAATCGAGCACCGTATATTGCCCAAAGCCCATTAAGGGCATCTGCACCAACTGTCATCCATACTAATAATCGTTTAAGATTTTTTTCATGTAATAATGTTAACGGTTTGTTTTTTAACTTAAAACCTTCATCTAAACTCATTTTTACACCTTCACGAAACCCGGCTCTAAATGCTTGATATGGAGTAGCATTATTATGTACATAACTATAAATGTTATTCATTTGTACGTAATGTACATCCCAACAAAATTCTATATGTGACTTTGGCGAACCAAGTATATTAGATGCTTCATGTGTTCGCATATTTTCAACTACATGTTTAGGCCAACATTTTAATCCACCATTGCCATATACAAGTCCATTAACATCATTTTTACCAGACCAACTAATAACCCAATCGTCTTCAATTTTATCTGTATCAATTTCTACATTAAAAAAATCTGGATCAACAATATTGTCTGCATCAACACCAACCCATCTGTCAGTTTCTGATAACGCCGATGCGGCTTTATGTGCGGCATCACTCCCAAACACACCATGCGATCGTTTTGCCCAAGGGCATTTACTTTGTAAGTCTGCGAAGTTTGCATTAGCATTAGGCTCATCATATGATATGAATATAATGTCTAGTTCAGTTACTGGTATCTTCATATTTTATTTTTAATTGTTTTTTGTTGCAATAAATGTTTTTATTAGTTAATATAACATTATACGGTTTATCAAAAGATAAACTTTCTTGTTTTTGTAATTGTTTTAATGTAAAAGAAATGTAATGTTCTAATTTAGCAGGATTATGTTTATCAATAAAACTAATCATAATCTTATCATTTAACATATACTCAAATTCTTGCCAATATCGAATATTATTTCTAATAATAATTCCATTTTCTACTTTATCGTTGCCTACTTGTCCGTGCCACCATTTTTTACCTACCCAATAATCTACTATAATATGGTAATCTTCATTTATTAAGTTTCTATCAACTTTTTTAATTTTTATTCTATCTGATTCTAAAATTTCATATGCATAATGTTCAAAACATCTGTGCGTTTTAAATACTATATCTGTTACATTTACTTTACTTAAAATTGTAGAGATATCTTGTTCATATTTTCCTGTTTTAAAATATTCATTTAAGTCTATTTCTAATGTACCTATTAATCCTGGACTTTTTTTAGAGTGAACAAATATTTTTAATATTGGATGGATAAATTGAATCTTATCAAGTTGATAAGCATCTATAAATGATTCTATAAAATACTTATCAATTATTATTTTTAAAATATTTTTATCAGGAAATATATTTAACTTTACTGTGGATGTTTTACCATATTTTATAATTGAAAGTTTTTTTTCTAGCGGTAATCTAACTATATTATCTCTCTTATATAATTTACCGTCAAATACCATATAATTATCAATATTATCGGTAGGCATATTATCTTTAATACAACAATTAGATTTTTCTCGTGTATGACCAGTAATTAACCCAGTCCATTTTTTATAATGTATATATTTCTGCATTTCTATAATGTAATGGATAATATTGATTAAAATTTTCTATATAAAAATTAGTTATATCGCCCCAATAATATAAGTCTTCGTCCCATTTTTTAACAGAAGCATTCAAGCATGATAGTTTCATATCTATATATTTAAATATGTTATTTTTATCGTATACCTTATCTTCTATACCTAACATCTTTATACAAGCAGGAAATACGTGACTTGTTCTAAGTGATGTGGGTCGTTTATTAGGAAATATTTCTAAACTTATAGATCTATAATTTTTTAGTACCTGTTCTAACATTGTAAATAATTCTTGAGCTTCTTGTCCTTTTTTAAAGTAAAACATTTTTTCATATGCAGGACGGACCTCATGTTCTGTTAAGATTTTATCATACTGCTCGTGTTTTATTGTTTCTTGTTTATAATTTATTATTGTATTAGGAAAAAGTAAATCAAATTTAGACAAATAATCCCACCAATAAGAATAGTCATTTAAAAATAACATATCGGCATCTAGCACAATAGTTTCATCATACGGCGTAGCCCAATATATTTGCCATAAATTTAATAAATTGCTTGTAAATGTATTTTTGTGCCACTCTGATTTTTTAGTAATATCTTCATATGGGAAATTATCCGATATAATTGTTACATCATTATTGGTATGATATTCTATACTTTTTTTAAGAGCTTGTGCCTTACTAATATAAGGCTCGTCTACTGCATATATTAAATAACCTTTAGACATATAACTCCATTAATTCATTGTAATGCCTTTCAATAGCACGTTTATTCATCATATGTAAATTTTCACCTTCACTATAGGTTAAAATATTTTTCCATTCTTCTTTATAATTATTTGCAAAAAATACAATACCATTTTTATCTACACTTGCAATATCATCTTTATATGCCATATACTTCATAGGCGAGCCGGGTAGTTCGGCAAACAAATCATCTACATATTGTACAAAGTTTTTTAATAAATGTATAGAAATACTGACCGCAAAATCTGTTCTGTATAGTCCTTCAGGAAATTTATATAATGATTGATAATAATCATAGTTTTCTTTTACATGAGCCCACATATCAAAGAACATTTTAGATATAGGTGACTTATCAAAATATATAATAGTCGACCAATATAAAGGAATGCCTACCTCATTTAATCTTCTATCTAAATTATGATCAGGTTCTGTATTTTTTAATGTTTGTGCATTTCTATATAATTGTATAGGCGAATTTACATCAAAAGCTAAATTTAGTATAGCATTATTAGCTAAAAAATCTACATCAAATAATATAGTTTGATCATATGGTGATAATTCAAATACTTTATGTTTATTTAAATTCTCAAATTGAGCCTTATAACTGGCATAGGGTGTATCATAATAATTACGAACATTATGTAAATTTTCTGGTTCTTCTTTTATTATAGTATCAAACGCTGTTTGTAAAAATATAGAAGATTTTTCTGTACTATGTTTGTAACTTTCTATTGAACCAGTATTAGATATTAATGTTGTTGGTAATTGCATATGAGCTTTTACCGAAATGGCACTCAAACATGCTAATTTAACGTAATCTATTTCTTTATTATTATACGCAAAAAATATTGCGCCTTTACTCGAAGTTAACGAGCTTTTTAATTGATCTTGCTTTTCGGATTTTTTCGTATCCTTGGAAGTGTTCATTTTTTGCATTTGCATATGTGTAAACAATATTTTCTAAAAAGTCTTTTGGATCGTCTATTTTAACAGGATTTCCATTAACATCATCTACAACAAATTCTGCATACTCTAAATCTATCATAGTTTTAGTTAATGCAATAAGTTGTTCTGTTGTTTTAATAAGTCTATCTCTATAAGTTAGAAGTTTTAGGTCTTCTACTTTTGAAAATAATGTTTGTTGTTGGTTGTAAAGGGTTTGTCTAAAGTTTGAAAAGTCTAATGCTTTTTCTAATTTACTATCCATTTTCTCCTTTTAATTAAATTCTATTAAAACCGTCATGGCCTTCAGCAGTTGATGCATTATCCTTAGTCACTGTTGGGTTAGCTCCTTGCTCAGGATAAAAATATCCTACAGTATCGGCCCATCTGCTACCCATTCGCATTGTACCAGTACCATGAACTGTAGCATGGACCGATGCATTATCATACATCATTCTATAAAAAATACATGGTTTGTTTGATTGGGTATGATCTTTAACAAATCTCCAATCAAAATGAATATATGGATCGCCACTAATGCTTTCATTATTAGGAAAAGGATTATTATCACCGTATAACCCTGCATTTCCGTCGTATTGACATGCTCGATACCATTTACTACATGCTATGTCTAAATTAGTTAACGGCCCATCGCCGTTAGTAGGATCAGGATCATATTCTGTTCCATTAATTTTTCGCATCTTTCGATAAAGCTCGACCGTTGTAGCGTCTGTTATAGTTTCTATTTCGCCTAACCAAGGACCTATATGTAATATATCATTTTGGGCCATATTCGCGGACGAACTTACTGTTATTGTTGTTCCGTTCGATGTAGCACCTCCGCTGGCAGTAAAATATGCATTGGATTTATCTCCTAATCCATGCACCCTAGGACAATCTCCAGTAACTGTCCATCCATTACCAGATCCTCCATTACGAAAAGTAATTTGACCAGTACTTATAAGTGCGGCATTTTCATGATAAGGATTAAATTGGCCGATAAAAACCTTTGCGGCGGCCGGACCTGGATTATTTGCTTTTGCTAAATTTTGCCACATCCAACTACCATAACTTCCAGATCCAGTATAATCTGGATGAAATGCACAACAACCTCCTTGATTAAACCAGTATCGCATATGGTTCCAATCTAAAAATGTCATTCGAGCTTCTAGAAATGGTCTATCATTTCCATATTCAGTTCCTCCACTATCACTCCACGGTATATTATGGCTACCGCCAGACCAAACGCCAGCGGAATCCCAATTATCTGAACCCCAATTATTGCTAAACGATCCACTTGCTTGATCTATATTTTCACTATATACATCAGTGTCTTTATTGTTCACTGAATAAGGAGCATAAATTCCGTCTACATGTAATTTATGAAAATTATAACCACCTAATGAAGATGTATTAGGAGGTGTTGAACCGGCTCCTCCTATCCGTTCTATTTCATCCGACATTGCATTTACATGATCGTCCCGGACTCGGCCCATATCTTCTAATATATCTGTTGTCGGAGAACCGTCAGACTTTCTCATTGCTCCATGTTCTGTAGCAAGATCAAGTGTTTTTTTACTGTTCCCTGTAGCAAAAGTAGATTGCCCTGTACGTTTTATTGCGGCATTTATTCTTTGTTGTATTGCTACATATTGATCTCTAGCAATAGTAGTTGTTCGTTCGTAATTACCTGTATCACCTGTTCCTGCAACAAAATCTATAACAAAATTAATATGTCCTTCTGATCCTGCCCATACTTGGTAAGAACTAGAATCATGGGGAACTGTCATTGCTTCATTATCATATAAGTCTAATGTATCGGCGTCAATAACTTTTGCATAAAAATATTGTTCATTTAATTGATACATACTAGTCGAAGGGACACGTACTATTTGTATATAATTAGGAGCAGATAAAGTACTACCTTCGTGTGCTTCATCTAATAAGCCATGACCTACACATGTAACTCTGCATGGATTTGCTTTAGAAGCATTAGTTATATTAGGTAATACTGTAAATTTTCCATATCCATAAGCATCTCTTGGATCAGAAGTAGATACCGGAATTGACCCAACTCCTCCAGCAGAAACATGAGAATAGGGATTTCCAGACATATCACCCATACCTGCAGATGATGTTCCGGAACCAGATGTGCCTGCATCATAACTAGCTGATTGATTCCAACCACAACTCCGTTCGTATTCATTTTTGTCGTCCCAATCCGTACAAATAGGACCCGGACCCCAAAACCTAATCCACAAATCTCTTTCTAGTTTTCTTATCCATTGTGCTTCGATAGTATCAGCTGGTTCAGATCCACCTGATCCGCCAACAATACCTACATTGTAACCGGTCCTATCTTGATATTCGGCCATCTAGTTTCCTAATTAGTTTCTAGTAACGGCGATTTCTATTGTGCCTTCTCCGTCAGAGTCGTGTGCCTCGATCGCTCTACCTATTATAGCAAATACTGAATCATTTGTCAAGTCTGCTTTTCTAGCTCTGCCCGGTGTTGAGGATGACACTAATCTATCACCTTTACTTATTTTTCCAACAACCTTACATGGACACCGCCCGGTCATTGCTATTAATGGATGCGTTTCGTTTGTACCTGCTCTTCCATTCATTATAAAGGCAGGTTCTGTTGATACTACTCCAAATACATCTTCATCATTTTCTGAGGTAGTTGCCGTTACTTCAGCAGTACCAGCCATAGCAACTACTGTACCTGGTTCTAAATTATCATCTGCTTCATAACGTTCTGCTAAGTCAGCGGTATATGTTGCTTGGAAAGTTGACCCAGCAGTTAAGGACCAATCGCCATCTATTAATCCAGTTGATGCATTAGATCCGGCACTAATATTTCTTACATAAAGTGTACGCCAACGTTTATCGGTAGCACCAGTTGCTGTTAATCCAGCATGATGTTGAGAAATACTTGTTTCAGCATTTGTTGCACCTAAATCCCAACCTTGACCATCAAGTGCCGCACTGACATCATCACTATCTGTTGCTGGCATTACATGAGAACCGATAAATGAATTAAAAAATACATGTCTGTCCCATAAATCAGTTGTACCAGGGTCAACTAAAGTTCCATCACCTAAGTGTATATGACCATTTAATCTTGTATCTTTTGCATCTACTTCAAATCTAGTTAACCAATCAGCCATTGTTCCAACAGTTCCAGCTGGTGTAGCCGATGTTCTACCTATATTATCAGGGGCTTCAATAACCACCATATCTGTTGCTTGAAGATGAACTTCGTTTCCGTCATCGGCTTTAGTTTCAATTTCTATATTACCTGCGGCCGACCCATCCCACAATGTTCGCTGTCCGTATGGAAAAAGAGTTGAACCTGAGGCTGTATTACTCCCTTTGGCTTCTATATAAACTTTACTCTCTTGAACCCCAGCAGTATGATTACCATCTGTTTCGGCCTTAACGTGAATTCTACCTATAGAATCGCCTTTAGCAAGTGTTTCGACAACAACTTCTGCTGGTGCTGAATCGCCTTGTGATTCAGCACAGATATAAACTCTACCTGTTCCGCCTGCATCATCAGGTCCGCCTAATGCATATACAGAAGTTTCTGCTTTGCCTTTATGAGTTGCTATTGCCCCAAGATTAGTTTTTGCTTTTGCATCTGTGCCTGACGAATGAGTTGCTCTATTTAAAATAGTTAAGCATTCTTCAATATTCCAATGATTTTCAACTCTTATATTTTTAATAAATCCATCAACATAATGTAAATTATGAGTACCAATTGTCATACCTGATCCGTCAAATGGTTTTGTCTTGTCAAATGCTCCATCATTATGACCATCCATTATAGGATATAATCCTACAAATTTTTGAGAACTATCATCCACATGCGGTCCGTCTATCATTGGACTAGGAGTTGAAACTGCCTGGGATGGATCCGAACACAATACACCATTAAACTTAGTTGAATTTACTTCTTTAAAAGGTTTAGGAGTTCTATAATTATTACCTGCTTGAGAAGCCGATGCACCACTTACAGTACCTGAAGAATATTGTACTGCAATTACAGCATTTTGTCCTAAACTGGCATTTGCAGTAGTTGAATCTCTTGCCTCGCCTACTATACCTACAGGGCCTTGTTCTGAGTAATGTTTTCCTTTAGTCATTACTTCAACACCTGCTATAGTACCATCTGCTCCTACTGTAGGTATTACAAATGCTCCTGTTCCATAATCGGTATCTGTATCATGCACATGGATTCTTGGTCTATTCCATCCTATTGCTCTACCTTCTCGTAATGCACACACCTGGCCTTCGCCATTATCAACAAACCATATCGGATCTTCTAGAAAACTGTTTGTTATATCTACTCCTGCCCAAGTTGCAGATGTAATATCTGGACTTGTTGCATCTAAATCTATTGCGGTAGCTCCCTGTGTATTCCATCTAGCACCAGGTCCTCCCGATCCTCTCATAAATGTTCCTGGTGAATCAGTTTGGGTAGTTACTGCTCCATCTCTAATAACAAATAAATTGTCACCACTAGAACCACTTACCTTAGTAGATGATGCTCCTCCTTCACCGATGCTAACTCCTGCATTCACTAATGAATCTGACCCATCACATGGATATGCATCTCTATAAAAATGAAACTCACCTCTAACAATTCTTTCGTCACTATCAACTAAAATAAGATCTTTACCTGGATAACCACCAGCATCATTATATTCAGTATCGGCATCTGCTAATGTATTTGGGTACGCCGCGGCCGCACTATCTTGAGGCCATCCGTTGTATCTTGCAATAAATCCTCCAACATCTCTATCAGTAGGTACTGCTTCGTGTCCTTGACTATCACTTATTATATCACATTTAACACCTGCTTGAGCAGTATACATCAATGCATCTAAACTTGCTAACTTAAATCCGGAAATTGTATCTTGATTTAAGGATCCATCTTCTGGATCATCGCCTGCGGCTTCTTCATTATCTAAATCACCTTCAGTTTTACCAGTAAATGTACCTAACTTAAAAAAGTCTTCTTGTTTATTAATAGGTCCCCCACCTGTTGGTGTTGTACCGGATAATGCAAAATCTGAATCATCCCATAATAGTGTAGAAAATGGTACTTGATTATTTGCAAGCAATCCTCTATCTATATATAAACCCGAAATACCTGTTAATGGCGCCGATCCTGCGTTAGATGAAGCCAAATCTGTTTGACTTTTATTAAGTTCTATTAAATTATCTTCAATAGTTAAATTGTTTACTTCTATATTATTAATATTACCACCGGTATATAAAGATCCTGTTACAGACACACTACCATTAACATGTAAATTTTTGCCTATGTGGGCTCCGCCATCTACTCTTAATCCACCATCGGCTGTTACTGCTCCGGATGAAGTACCTAATGTTTGTTCTCGTTCATATGCAACATTAACATATCCTACTCGTCTTCGTTGTTGGGCATCAACTGCATCTGTCATTGCTAATGTCCATGCACCTGCTGATCCACCATATGTATAACTAGACCATGCAGTTTTATCGTTATCATGAACCGTTGCAGTATCTGAGGCTAATCCTTCGTCTGTACCATATCCATCTCTTGTTGTTAACCCTGCAATACCTGGATCGTTTCTGTGCCAATCAGTAAGATCACTAATAGCTCCTGATTCAAAACTAGATATATTTCCACCATGTATTTTATCACCACTAATAGCATTACTATCTAATAATAATCTATCATCTCCTAATACAGCCATTAATACAGCATCGCCATTTCCTGCACCTGCTGTACCTGTAAATGTTATTCCTCCATTTGTAGTAGAAGGAGCATATGTATAACCATCACCTTGATTAGCTATTGTAACGGCAGTAATTACACCAGCATCTGTTGTAATGGAAGCGGTTGCTGTGGTGCCTGCTTCTCCAGTAGGAGCCTGAATAATTATAGTACCATTAGTATAACCTGTACCAGCATTTAATATGCTAATTGCTGTAATTTTTCTACCAAATCCTGCTTGAAGATTACTAAAATCTGCAAAATCAGTTGCATTTCTTCCTATACGAATATTACCTGATAAAGCAGGTTTAATAGGAGGTGTAAAATATCCATTACCGCCTGCTTTTCCATTTGTATCATTACCTATTGTAACAGATATAATTTTATCTTCAAATTCTGTTCCTGCTGTTCCTAATACAGCAGTAAGGGCTGGTGCTGTTCCTGAAGGTCCTTGTCCTGCGGGTATTTGATCAAAAGCACTTGCACCATTTGTATTCCATGTACTAACGGTAGATGCAGTATAACCACTACCTTGATTGGTTATAACAATTGATTCAATTGACTGCAATGACTTATTAATAACAGGATAACCTTCCGCCATAGTACCGCCTGCTCCTGGAGCAGGAAATTTAACTTGATATTCTCTTCCTTCGGTAGATCCTGTTTGAAGATCTGGATCATACGCACCAGATAATGTTAATCCTGCATTTACAAACGGAAATGATGTATGTAATGCAGACCCATCAGGATGAGATTCAACATCATATGTTACAGAAGATCCACCACTTTGAATCTGTAAAGGTGTGCCATCTAATTTTCCTAAAGGTGACCATTCTTTTTCACCGGTAGAATATATACCAATAACCTTACTATCAACAACAAATTTAATACATGCATGAGATACAGGAGGTGTAGTTGTTTGTCCTGCGGCAGAATCATCATAAACATTTTGAAAAAGCAATGTTGCATCTGCGGCAACAGGTACACTAAGTTGACCCCATTGTAAAACACCTGTTTCGTCGTTTTTATATCGAATGTTTAATATACCTTTATCAGCCGCACTATCAAACCAAAAATCACCTTCTCGAGGTGTATATCCACTTGCATCATCAACAGGATCTGTTGGCCTAATATCCAATGTAGCCATTGACTTCCATTTGGTTTTGTTGTTAGCATCTTGGTCTAACATGTATATGTGACCATCCGATGGTTTATACCAAAGTTGGCCAACAATAGGATTAGTAGGTGCAATATCTCTAGAAAAATTTTCTACTATATGAACAAAATTTTCTGCAATAAGTTGTCCATAATTTTTATAGTTTTGCCCTACTAATTTTAAAGGGGTCTGGGTGTTAACTGTACCTTCTAGTACACTTGCTATTGAAGCACCCTTGTAATTTTTTACATCATATGGCATTGTTTCTACCTTTTAACTTGCTGTATAGTTAGTTCTCACTTTAATTGTGTATAGAACTTGAATCTTTCTGTTTGCACTTTTTTGGACTGGATGAAATACTACATGGCTTAATAATAATCCTTGATTTCTTCCATCGGCTGATTTTGCTTTTAAACCTAATTCATCAAATACAAAATTTCCATCAATAGTAGCATCGTCTGCTTTTTGATCTGCACTTGCTAAATTAAAATTTGTATCGCTTGCTACCGGTTCATCATAATTTAAAGTGCATGTTATTATAATATCTGTATATGCATTTCCATCTGTATATGCAATATCCATTTTATTTTCTGTTGTGTCTGTATTATCAGCATCTAAAACATCTACATTTTTAAAGAACCTATCATTATATAAATCATCATTTGCTAAAGTAACTTTGGGTTCTCTATATGTAATATTACCTTGAGCATCTATAATTGTACCGTCATTTCCGAAATGCATTTCATATAAAGAAAAATGATCTTTATTGCTTAGTGTAGTTGCAATACATCTGCTCATATTTTCTGCATGTATTTTATTTGCTTTATCGACAAGGATCTCACCTGTATCTACATCAAATATTTTAACGTGTCCTTGCATATCTATATTAAGATTACTTTTCATTTATAATACCCTATATTAATATTTATATGGTTCCTTTTCCTACATTTATAAGAGCCGCTTGTGTATTCGTGCTATTTTGTATTGTAGTAGTTCCATCATCATTAAATGCGTTATATGCTTCAGGATCAGGATCTACAGGAAGTGCTACTGTAGGCCCTGCTGATGTTACTGTTGCACCTGATGTATGGGTTGCCGCCGCTGTTCCGGCTACACCCCTAGTACAACCTTGAAGAACTCCGGTATTTGTTGTTTCATATCGTATTCTTTCAGCCCCAATAACGACTTCTCCTGGTGCTGTAGGGAGTGGTGTTATTGATGTTACGGATATTTCTGTTTCCTTTGAATCAAGATCTTCTGTTGCTGTTGTTTTATTTGCATCTATAATTGTTTCATAAATTCGTGTACCTGTGTTATCAATAAACATTCTAAATGCTCTAGAATCAGCAGTTTCTGTACTACCTGATGTATTAGTTTGTACTCTTATATCGACAACTTCATCTGCCGAAGCATTAATTTCTTCTTCGAATGTTCTAGAATCAAAAACTGTTTCGATTTTAGAATGATACGGTTTAACTTCATTAAGATATGCTAAAATATCTTCTTCACTACCTACATCAAATGTTTTCGGAGTAAGAGCTCCTGGTGTTTTTCGTTGTAATTGTAAAAATGTAGTCTTAGCCACCCAATCTAAATTGGTTTGTTCTGCATATATAAAATGTATAATTGTAAAGAATAATTCTTTATAGTATTGTTTATATGTATCAATAAATATATCTTCATGTAAACCTTTTAAGATTGCTTGTAATTCATTTGTATAATTTTTATCCCAACCACCTATATCATATTCTGCGGCATCCCATCCTGCATCTACATCTTGAACATCATACAATAAACTTGATAATTCGATAGTTCCGTTTTGTTTACCAATTTTAAACCAACTATCATCTACCCATTGATAGAATGCCCAGTTACCATCTGCATCGTCACTATCAACCCTTACTACAGAATAAACATCTTCATTTACATCATATAATTCATTTCTTGCACCTACTGTATATTGTGCAACCGACGATGAACTAATAGTAAAGTCTGGATGAAACCAATCAACATATTTCCAATAATCTTGAGGAGCAAAAGTTGAATTACCTTTAGCAAAACTTTGTCCTAAATGTTTCTTCCAATTTAAATATGAATCACTTAAATTTATTTTTAATAAATTTTTATTTGCATTTTGTATCAATGCTCTTATTGCCTCTACCCTACTTTTAATCCAACTTTGTTTATAAGGCCGAATTTGCCCTCCATACCTAAATATATTATGTAATCGTAAATTAGGTACCATATTAGGTGAATCTACAGATATATTTCTATCATCGATCCAATTATAAGTTAATAATTCCTGCCATCGTTGCCTATTAAAATTACCTAATTCTTTAAACGTAGCATATTGATCATGAGCTACTGCGGTGGTAGATTGAGCGGCTCTGCTTACTATAATTCTATCACCTACTGCCGGATTAGTAAATTCCATACTATCAATATGCATTACAAAACCGTTAGAATCAGGTACTTCTATTTCTAACCACATTGCATGATAATCGTCTGTGCTAGAAACAAATTCTCCTTGAACACTATAAACCAATGTTGTTCCGAGACTTGTTTCTTCGGATGACGTTTGAGGTGTTAAAGTAACAGCCGTCATTGCATCAAAATCTACATCAGTTGCCGAATGTCCATATTTTAATTTTACAGAATCTAAGGAAGTATTTGTTTTAAACAATGCTTTGCCTTGGTATTGTATATTTTGTAATATTGTACCTCCGGCTAAATTTGCATTTTTTAAACCTTTTTGTCCAACATAATGAGTTGCATTTTGACTTTCCCCTGTATATACACCACTTGCAAGTCCATATACAACGGCATTCGAATTAACAGTTGCTATTGTAAAAGTACCATCTGTTCCGCCTGTGACCGATACAACATCACCTACTGCATAACCACCACCACCTGTTTGTACTGTAGCAGATTGAATTACTCCATTTATTTGTGTTATGTCGAGAGTTAATCCTGTACCCGAACCGCCAGTTGTTGCGGCAATACCAGATGAATACCCAGTTCCACCTCCATAAATTGCAACGGTAGCAACTTTACCTGTAGGATCTATTGTACCTAATTTTGTACTCCAAAATGCAGTAGTTTTTTGTTCAAAGTCTCCATTTGTTAACATATTAACATCTGCATTGAACCTTCGTGTAGCAAATCTATCATAATATTTTAATTCTACAATTTCTTCGTTTGATTCGCCTTCGTCTATAACTGCATAAGAATTTTCGTATCCAGATCCTTTTCTAGTGGAATCCATGGCAATAGCAGTAATTTCACCATTTACAATTGTTATATCTGAATCTATTACAGTTGCTTGAATCCCGCCTTCTGAAGTCGGGGCACTTATAGTAACAGTAGGAGGAGTTGCTGAATTATATCCTTGTCCAGGACGATTCATAACAATACTATCAACTTTACCACTTACTATATTTGCATATGCATATGCTACTACATTTTCATATGGTAAACCATATGTATTTGATTCTGCTGGAGGATTACCTATTTCAACAGAAGCAGGAAAAGTTAATTCGCCTGCTTTTTCTCCTATTCTAAGTTGAATAGTAGTAGTTTGGTTATCAATGGATAATTTAGTATTTGTTTTAACTAAGGGCAACTCTTTATGTGTTTTATACAATTTAGCACTACTTTTAACAACATCATTTGCCATATATTCTAATTTTTGATTCCAATCATAATTATATTTTTTAGCAGAATATGTTGTTGAAGCACCATGTACAGTATATTCATTAATATCATCACCTGCCCAACCACAAAGAAACATTTGAAGTCCATTATTACTAAAGCAAAAGCCTCTTGCTTTAGTTTCTTGATCTGTTACCTCAAACGATTTATTTGAATAGGATGCTGTCGAAACATCAAATGCTGTTGATAATGTATATTTGAATATTGTCGGAGCACCACTTCCGTTTAAAACATACATTGTAGTTCCATCTGATTGAAATTGTACTGCTGATGGTTTTCCGGCTTCAGAGCTAACATCAAAATTTTGAGAATATGATGCTGTTGAAATATCAAAACCTGTTGTTAATGTATATTCATTAATATCATCACCTGCCCAACCTGTAACATACATTTTAGTTCCATCATTATTAAATGCCAAACCATAAGGCTGGAGTTCTTGAGTACTAACATCAAAACTATCTGTGTAGGAGGCTGTTGAAAGATCAAAACCTGTACTTAAAGCATATTCATAAACTTTATCAGTATTTTGACCTAACATAATCAATATAGTTCCGTCTGTATTAAATTCTATACTATTTGATGATACGTCTTGACTACTGATATCTAAAGACTGAGCATAAGTTATTGTTGAAACATCAAATGCGGTTGATACCGAATATTCATAAACTTTATCATTACCTCTACCTAACATAAACATTTTAGTTCCGTCTGTGTTAAACTTCACATCTCTTACATCGCTATCTTGAGAACTTACAGTAGCTGAGGCTTTGACAAATGTAAAAAGTCCTGCACCTGTTGGTGTTGGTGTTGTGTATGTATAATTTTGATCTTCTTCAATTCCTGCTATTTTTAATAAATCTTTATTTTCGTCTATACCTAAAATACTTTCATGAAGTCTATTAGCAAATCTATTTGGTATTGTTGTTTCTTGATCTTCTTCTCTAATAGTAATCCATTCTTTATGCGAATCATCAATATCACTAGTAAAGTTTATTTGAAAAACAGAATTTTGGGTTAATCGTTCACCTACATTACCAGTTATAATATTTGATACACCTCCAGGAGCCGCCCAAAAAAGTCCTTGTGCCGTAGGATCATTTAAGTATTCTCCAATTACTTTTGTAGATATTTCTCTATGAGATTGGGTTTGTGGAACTGAAGTTTTATTTTTAACCCAAAAATAATAAAATGTAGATACTTGTCCTGTTTGTGGATCAAGTGCTTCTTCTTCGCACCAATAGTAATGGGTAACTCCACTTAAAATTTTTGTATATGCTTCACCTGATGCAATTTCACCATCTATTTCGTAATTACCTTCAACTAACGTAACCCATTCATCAGGTGCAACCGTACTTTTTGTCCATTCATATATATCCATCGAAGAACCAGGAAATTGTTCTCCCCAGTGTTTAAATGTATAATCTAAATCTAACGGTTGTTCATATTCTATATATCGAACAGTATTTAAATTCCACCATGAAATACCAACCTCGTGTTGCCCCCAATTTCGTGTTGAAGTTAATGTTTCTGTGTCTTGGGTTGTAGCATTATATAATGCTTGATCATAACCTGAAATAATATCAATTTCTGCTTCAGCAATTCCAGGTACTATACCTTTAAACGGATCCCATACTTCTGCTCTTGCTAATTCTTTATTTTGTTCATAATCATATACAATAACATTTGCTAATTGTCCTGTGTCTGCTTTTGGCTGTTGTTTGTTCACTTCAATAAATGTTCTATTAGTAGCATCATATTTAAATGAACCCCAACCTTTAGTTCTATTCTTATAAACAATCATTACTGGCTGTCCTGCTTGAAAAGTACCACCTAAATTTTCAGGATAAAATACAATAGTAGTTCCTATTACTTCCCATGCCTTTGTGCCTCCACTTCCAGGTTCAAATTTTTGTCTAAACTCTCCTACATATACATCTAAATCACCTGCTGTTGCTGGATATACTAATTCATAAGTTGATGTCAATGTAAACGAAGTACCACCTGCAAATGATGGATTATATGAACCTGCGGCGGATGAGGCACCTATTGCTAGAGCTTGGACATCATAGTATGCATCGCAATAAGCATAATTATTAGTTACCCAGCTCCATTTTGTATCGGCAATAGATGAAAACATTGCTGAATAATCCGAAAATCTACTTTTTCTAAATGCAAATACTTTACCATATACTTCATTGCTACCAACAAATTCATCTATATAAAATTGTTTATTTTCTCTTAATCCACACGTTTGACAATCCGAGCCTGTCGGAAATCCAGTTACCTTATGAATTCCATTTAGTGCAGGATTATTTTCTGCACCTGTAATCATAACATAATCGCCTTCAGCTAAATTATGATCAACTCCTAATTTAATAAGGGCTTCGTCACCAGTTTCATATCCTTTACAAATTTGTTCAATTCCAAAATTATCATCTTGAAGATTGAATGTCGACCAATCGCCTGCTCCTGTATCTGCTGTCCATACATTAAATAATCCTGCTTCACCGGTTTCTATCCATCTATCAGTAACATTGCCACTAACTTCAGCATCAGTTTTATAATTAAATGCCGACAAATACATTTTATCATCATCTGCAGGAATATTTATAGCAGGTATTGCCCCATCTGCAAATGAAAAAATATACGTAAAATCACCATTTGCATCCACACCTCGTTGTACAGATGAATCAACTGAACTTGTACTAGGTCTATCTACAGGTGAATAATAAGTAAAATCAAATTCTCCAAATCTAGCCGTAACACCTGTTATACCATAAAGATAAGGATCAGCAGTTGCAGTAACTTTAGAAATACCATCAACTGTGAAAACACATTTTTCAATTACAAGTTCTGCTAAATTACCACTTGCATGAGTTTTTGTATATTTTGCATTTACTATACCATAAAAACTTTTAGCGGCCGCATTTATAATTCTTGTAGAAGTATATCGCTTACCTTTATATCGTACATAATATCCTTTTGCATAGGTATATGTATCTTTCCAATTTGGTGTCTGAAGTAATTTATATAATAATGAACTATCGTCATCTTTATATTTGTCATATAATGTAGGTAAATCTTCTAATTTAAAAACTTGATACGATGTTTCTTCTAATCTAGGATAACCAGCATTAGGTAAATCTTTTTCATACGTTTCAATTTCAGCAAGAGTATCTATCGATTGATCAAATATAGGTCTAGTACTAAATTGAACAGCAGGATTTGTTGATGGTTGTTCTAACCATCTTCCGTCTCCGCCTAACATACTAATAGTAGTATCATAATCAAAATCTGTTGCTTGTCCTTGATAAATTTCCCCAAAATTTATTAACTGAGGATTTGCTTTTATATCTGTATTTTTAAGTGTAAATTCTTTAGTTGTTTGTTTAGATTCAGGTCCAAATTCACCTAACCTAAACATCCATTCTTCTTCTAGATTAATATCAACACTTGCTTCAAGTAAAAATGTACTTCTAGTCAATCTATTAAAAACTTCAGGTGTACCTTTTAAATGGCTTACTCCTTTCATAAATTGAAATTGCACATCTTCTGAAAGACGCATATTTCTTAAAAATTGTTTCTTTTCATAACCAATATTTTTTCTAGCAACATTTATACTATCTTTATTCAATCCTGTTTGCTCAGATGCAAAATAACTAGAGGTTATATTGTCTACAGTTTTATCAAAATTTTCATATATTGTGTCACCATAAACTAAATAACCAGGCGCATGTAATGAGCCATTCCATTCTGGAGTTTTTAAATATTCTATTTTAAATCTATGTTTTGCATCACCTAAAATAGGATAATAAATTATATCATCAAATATTGTTTTATTGTTAATTATTAACAGATGTTCATAATCACATACAACAAACGAAGCACAATAAATCGCCCTACTTTCGTCCTTAGGCTTAACAGTTATATAACTTAATTGCCTATCTACATCTACAGTCGTTGAGTCAAATAAAGATTTATTTACATCTAAATAAAAACTGCCATATTCATAATCATTGCTTTTTATATGACCATGTGTAGTTTTAAAATATAATAAATTACCTGCAGGACTTAATTTAATAGATGTGTCGTCGCCCCATTCGGCTTCAGACCATAATATAAATTGTTGGGCAGTTAATGTCCAGTCTTCATATACTCCATCTTGATTAGGATAATTAAATTCAAATCCTACATTTTCTAAATATTTTCCATAAGCATATAAGAAATTATACACATCATTTGCTGATTCAAATTCTGTACCATAATCTATCCGTTTTGTGCCTGTATCAAATTCCGAATATAATTGAATATTTGTTTCACTTACTGTAATTTGTTTAATTGTCGACTTTAATTGATTTTGTATTGTAAAATACGGTTTATCATTATGATATCCATAAACAGCATAACCTGTTGATGTTTTAATAATTTCAACACCACTATAAATATATTCTTTATATGGTGATGAAGTGTGAAATTTAATAGTTAAGTCATCGTTTGGTATAAAGTTATTTGATTTTTCTGATTGTAAACTATCTGCCAGCATAGATATAGAAGATTTTTTAGAAAATCCTTGCATTTTGTAACTTAATTTTGTGTTTAACTGTCTTAGTTGTCTAGCAAAATCTACATATATATCATTACCTAAAAACATTAATCTATCAACAATAGGTTGTTGCAATCCTAATATTCGTCTAGATAAATTATTATTATCTACTTCATTATGAACGAATAATTCATTTGAATTATGTCGTTTTTTTGTTTTATTAGATATAAATTGTTTTTTACGTTCTACAGATACTACTTCTATTACACCACCTTCTTGGGTGTGGTAAAGACCACCTTGTGAATCATAATAGTATAATATTTCTGGGGTAGATGAAGTTGGCGAAAATGTAGGTTTAGTTGGATCAGTTGCTTCGTCCCAACCTGTTGTATACTGTCCAGAGACCTGGCCTTCCCATGCTTCTGATAATTGAAAATCATGTGTATTGTAAGATGCATCTGTTAAATTAAATGTATATACATTTCCTGCTTGTAGTACTAATTTTTTCTGCTGGACACCATCTAAATAAAATACTGTACCAGAGGTGTTACCAGCCTTAGGGGCTGTTGTCACATCAATTGTTATTGCTTTATTTCCGCCATCAGTTATTTTATCTTTTGTATCATAATATTTTTCTAAATATTTTGCAGGATTTATTGAAAATAAAAATTCATTTTCTATATATGGGAACAACGATGTTCGTTTCCATACAGTTTCTATCGGACTGTTGTCACCTATTGACCAACTTGCTTTGGCGTCTAAAGCCGTTGGACTTGACATTAAAGTTGCGGTAACCGGATCTTGTAATGTTCCGTCTGCGGCCACAGGAAATGTAGCACCAGGCCTCGCAACATTAATATCTTGAACAATAGTTTGGCCAGGTTCTGATATAATTCCTTTTTGCAAAGCAGAAATCATATTATTTCGTTTAGTAGCATTGACCCATTCGTAATGTGTATCCCACCAAGAAGGTTTTCCTATAAAACCTAACATTTCCCAAGGATGAGAATGTGGTCTATCTGTATCAAAATAATGTTTATAAATGCCTCTCCAATATCCTATTCCATTGGCATTAGCATCTGCACTATAATTCCATGTAAATTTATTATTTACATCATATCCTGTATTTGGTAATAATGTTATACCTCGAGCAATCTTAAATGCGTTAAAATAATTATCATAAAAATTATTTCTATCAGTTATTGTATATGGCGTTGTTCGATATTTTCCAGGAAATAAAGTTAAATCTTTTCGTTTAGATTCTGGACTATGTGAATAGGTTACTATATTGTCATCGTCGCTATTAAACTCAGATTGTATATGTCCATAAATTCTATTTTCTAATTCTAATAATGCTTTATCTCTATAATCTGTTATCGTGTGTGATAAAACAGATCCCGAGCCTGTAATAGTTGAATCGTGAGCTACTGTTTTTGAACCGTCATGTCCTTCAATTACAACTACTGTTCTAGAACCTGTATCGTCAACATAACTTTTTGGCACATACGTTGGAGCAACGCCCAATTTAGCAAGAGTAGGTGGTATAAAACTTAATCCTTCGTCAATACTAACTTTTATGACAACTTTTCCTGATGCAACCGCTGTCCCCAATGTAATAGTATTTGCATTAGGATTTAATGTAAACTCAGTTTCAAATGTTTCAACATCATTGGTATCTACTGTATAAACATACACATGATTATGATATTGGTTTTTTCTTGTAATTGTTTTAGGTAAAGTAAATGTACTAGTCGATGTTGTAACTGAATATGTTTTTTCGACCATATTAAAATAATACGCCATATCACTATTTGCAAATGGAAATGTATTATTTTTACCTAAATTTAAATCATATAATGCTTGATCAACTAATGCACTTGTGTTTGTGCCGGAATCCATTGAAGCATATAATTGTTCAATTTTTTGTATGAATTTCTTTTTAAACACATTATAACTATCAGCAGTATAATCTAATGCTAATAATAAATCATAATTTTCATTTCCTAACATTAAACCAAGTTTAAGTAAAGGAGATATTTGGTGATTAATTGTTCCGCCAAATCCTGATTCACCACCCAAACTTCTATAATTATTATTACCAAATGCCGGACCTTTTAAACCAGGATGCTTATCAATTAAATCAATCATATGCGGAAATATTTCTGCGTACGAAATATTACCCAATACATCATTGCCTGGATTGTTTTTAAGTCCAGTTGGAACGTCATATGCCCATTCATCTGTAGCACTAGTATCTGTAGTATAAAATTTTACATCTACTATGTCACCTACTGCTAATAAATTATCTGTACTTTGCGTTTGATTAGCAGGAGAAAATACTGGTACACCAGCATCAGAAACTGTTTCGTCTGTTCCTGAACTTTCGTAAGGTATAACTACTTTTTTTCCATTAAAAATATAATGTGTATCACGAGTTAATCTTACACCGTTATGATATACTTCTGGCCATCCTTGCTCTAATACTTTATCTATTATGATAAGTTTACCAGTTCCACTAGGTGAAGAATAATATAATACATCATTAGATTCTGTTTCGCTTACTGCAAATGTAACTATACCACTATGAGTATTATTATTTGTAACACCTGTACCATATGCCGAGGCACTTGCATCTTGTATTTGGAATGCTGTAGTTCCGTTAGTTATATCAAATGTATAAGTTTGCCCTTTAGCCAAATATAGTGTAGGGTTTATGCCTGAAAGTTTTTCAAATCCATAAGCAGATTTTAAACAAAATTCAAATCCTGTTGTAGTTGCTATAACATTATAATCACGTTCTGGTTCGAAATTAGTTGTACCTAAATCAACAACAAAATCATCTTGTGCATTTGTAATATCTCGGGTTATAGTAATAGGTGTTCTAATTTGTTTGTAACTTTGTTCCCAACAATTATCAAAATCATATTTAGAAATGTCTCTATCAAACTTTCTTAGATAATACAATCCTAATATATCTTTTGGAATGGTACCTCTATCATACAAATACATTGTTTGCTGATGAGAATTATTAAACATTAAATTTGAAGTATTAGTAGACGACAAATAATTTGTAGTTGCATATGTTAACGGAAAACCTAAAAATTTATCCTCTGATCTATCAGCAGTGGTTTTGTCTTCTAAATATTCAAAAACTGTATTACCTAAAAAGTCTGTTTCATTATATTCTGATAACGGTTGAAATGTTGTATCATATAATTCAAACTTTACTGGAACATTTTTAGTACCTTTTTCTTGTGCTAATCTCCATGTTGTTTGAGTAGATGTCTGGGCCGTTGGTCCATTTCTTCCATCAAACCAATAATCTTGACCTTGTAATGTGGTTCCATTTAAACTTGTAACAACATCACCATGTGTTGGAGGACCTGCTCCTCTACCATCTGTTTCTAATGTTAGGGCTGTTGCACCTGTATTTGCTGTATTAACTTTATAAATTTTATTATTGTATGTGTCATTTGAAGAATTAACAAATAATACTCTATCATTATCTTGAACTGTATATCCATCATGTACTTCTGCCGCGGCAGACCCGCCTGATAATAGAAAACCGTTTGTTCCATCAGCAGGATTCATTGCTTCTGTAATAATAATATCAACAGGTTTTCTAAAATGTGTGCCATAATTATATAAATGTAAATCTCTTTCCCATTCTATTATAGGACGTTGTGCATAATCATCGTCAACAATAATACCATCTAATTTAAATGATTTAGTAAGATTTAACATTGTGTTTACTGCTTGAACAGTATTAATATGATACCAATTATTAACTCTAGACCATGCATTATTATCTCTTGCACTTTTTTCCATACAAATATATTCATGCATATAATGGACATCTTTATTCGCATTTACATATGGAGGCCTTGTAGTTTGTCCGCCCATAATATGTAATGTAACTCCACTAGTTGCATATCCTGCTCCTGCATTTGTAATTGTCAATGTGGTATCTACAGCACCATTGTTAACATCAGCCTCTAATATTGCGTGGGTACTTGGTGTACCACTTTGATCATATACATTAACAAATGGTATATGAACATAGTTTGTACCTTGTGTTCCTACTGAGGCAGTTGCAACAGAACCGGTTCCTGTATCAACTGTACCCAGAGCTTGAGTTGGTGTAGCAAGCCCCATAGAAGTTTCTGTTACTGAACATAATGTACTTTCATCTATTAAGGTTATCTTTTTACCTACACCTGTTACCAAATATGTTTTTGTATCGTTAATAAATGCAAGTCGCATTCCGTTTTCTAATGTTAATGTCCTGTTTCCGTGGATAACTTGAGCTGATGTTGTGTATGTTCTTTTACCTTCGATTCCTGCTTTTGTTTCGCCATGTAATCCTACAAGAGGCAACCCAAATGGCAACCACACATAACTATTCCAATTAACAAACATATCATAATTTATAGGTGGTTTCCAAGCATAATTATAATCAGAAAATAATTTATCTAAATTTGTTGTGTTAGTTTCAAGATATTTTAACTTACTAATAATATCATCATATGGTATAGCAGATTCATATTCTGAAGTTGATGGGTTTTGGCTTACGACTGTAGGATCTACTTGATATCTATTGTTAAGGGTTGTTTTACTTTCAGTATAAACATCTTTTGCTGATGTTCGTATTGCTCCTATTTTTTTACCAATATAACCTGATTCAATTTTAGGATTGCCACTTAAAATCATTTGATCTAATGTAGCATTTAAAAACTTTTTATTAGTATCAGATTGAAGATATTCCGGTAATAAATCATACGTAGATCTTTTTGTAGTATTTTTACTTGTAGATCCGGGTATAGTATTATCTACCTGGTCACTGGTGTTTTTACTAGAATAATCTGCCATTTATTTTCCTAATTAATAATAATTACTTCCGCCTGAACTAGAACTAGAACCTGTACCTGTTACGACTCCTGTAATACTTGTTGTTGCTGTTGGAGTTTCAACAAGTCCTGCGGCAATTCTCATATTTGTCTCAGTATATGAATCAACTATATCAACATCTGATACCTTTGCGGCACTAACAAAAAGTTCATGAGCATTAGGTGTAACTTGAAACATATTACCAAACCTAGAATCTGCATTTGTTGGAACAATTACTAATGAAGAAATTATACCTATCATATTTCTATGAATAAATGCGGCAAGTTCTGTAAAATAAAATGTTTCGCCAAAATCCCAATTATCAGGTTCAAAATAATCATCAACATAATCTACTATTGTTGCTTTTATTTCATTGTCGGTTAAATTTGTTGTTGGATTTTTAACTACTTTAAATTTTGCTTGTAATGCATAATCTGCTTCTGTACCAAATAAAATTTTATATTCACAAGATTTATAAATTATTGTATCAGAAGATGTTTTTGCATCTTCTAATGCCATAAACATTGTTTTTAAATCTTCTGTAGTATGTGGCAATGGCTTATATTTTGCTCGCCTATCATTTTTCAGCCAATTTCTAAACTCAGTATTATACGTATTTGTTAATACAAAAGTATCTATAATATTTGTAACCGCTGGATCAATTCGTGTTTCCTCACTAGCGGCATGCTTCCATTTAAATCGTACTCCTGATCTACCTGTATATTTTGCATAAATTAAATCTCTTTTATACGACCATTTAGACGTATCAGTTGGTAGCACACCTAAATTACTTGCAACTTTAGATTCATATTCTGCTCCATTATATTCTACTTTATCTGCCAAATCATACGATGTAGATGAAACCCAATATTTTATAGAACCATCTGCATTTGTTGGAGGTGGTGTAGTCATTAATGTTTTATATACATAATTGTCTACTAATTCATCTGCAACATAAATTTCATTGGATCCTACAATACTATCAAAAGCAAACGGATCATCTATCACATAATCTTTATTAGTATCTGCAAATTTTAATAATACTCTACGTGGATCTGTATAACCATCATCATATGTATAAAATCCTTCAATATCAAAATCATAATTTGCAGTTAATAATGATGTACCTAAACCTCCGCCGACAGTTGTGAGAGGTTGTAAATTAATATCTAATATTCTGATTTCATCCTTTGTAGATTTTTTTGTAATTTTACTAACTTTATTATCTAATCGTTGGTTAAAAAATCTAACATTTTTTATTGAACCGAAATTATATTTTATAGCTCTTGCTAAAAACACCCATTGGTCTGTTTGGAATTCTATTCTTATTAAATAACTATTATCCGATTGTGTTCCTGCTGTACTTTCAGTTAAACTAAAAGCAGTAGATTCTGATTCCCCTAAATCAATACCTAATATAACTTCATATTGGTTATTCCTATGATCCCATCGTATACCAAATGAATTATTAAGTTCTAATTGATCTTTAATTGCTGTAATTTCAGTTGCACTAAATTTATTATTATATGCAGGTGCTATACGTTTTATTCTAACATTATTTGGTATATTCCTTGATAATGATACAGTACCATATTCTTCTTTAGTTTTACCTGTGTAACCTAATGAAGAACTTGTAACTCCTCTACCATCTCCATATATTCCAGTTATACTCGCCCAAGTAGTTGACGATCCTGCTACAAAATTACCGTTAGTATCCACTTCTGCGAATTCTATATTTGCACCTTCAACTAAAAATTTACCTATTGAATCTAACGAATCTTTACCTATAGCAACTATATCAGGAGTAGTAGCACCTTTTTCAAAATAACCAGTTGCTTGTCTAGCAGAACCTGTTACTTTTTTCCAAGTCCACATTTTTGCGGCTAACGCAGGAGTTGCTTCGTCTGATGTTGTAAAATGTAAATCATCTCCTGTTGTACTACCCGACCAAACAAAATCATTTTTATATTTTTGATAATAAAAGTTTTGTACTTCAGATTCTTCTAAATATGGTTGTAAGTATTGCTCAATAATATCTGTTGGATTTAACGGAGTAGGTAATGTTAATGTTTTTCGTAAAAATGTTTCTTCTTTAAAAATATATCCATCATCACCAAAAATAGTTAAATCTTTATATGTTCCTGTCGGGTCGTTAATATCAACATAACGTGTATGACCACTGTGTACTCTATTTGTACTTTTAATTTTTGTAATATTTGTCGATGCTTGCAATGGATAAACCGCATAATCTTGTGCTGATACCATTCTATTTTGAGTACTGTACACCTGTGGTGCCTTAGCTTGTATACTAGTATTTGATTCTGTTAATACACTATTTTTTATAGGTTCTTCTAAATCTAGTGTAACAACTAAATCATATAATTGCAAATCATGCTTACTAAAATAAGGTATAGTAATTTCTATATCTCGAATATCGTCTGCTCTAATGGTATATTCTTCACCATTTCCTACTCTATACCAAATACGTATAATACCTTTAGGTGCATTACCAAATCTACCATCGGCAAATTTAACACTAATTGCATCTTCTGCATTAGTAACTACTTGAAAAATATCTCGAATATTATTATCGACTGCATTAAAAATAACATTTGATCCTACTACTGTATCAACCGGAATCCACGTTGTTACTATTTGTCCTGTTTGATCAATAGTTTGAACCCATACATCATCATTAACAATATTTGATGTTGTTATATCTATAACTTGATTTTCAATTGGTCTTGAAATTAACGTGTCTTTAAATTCTATAGAACCTTGCTTAAAATAAAAGAAAAATCCTGTTTTAGCACTAGCATTCCCTTTTCCATCATTAAGGTACAAACATCGCATAGCAGAATTAGGATCTGGATATGGTTCAAATAAACCTAATGTTCCATCCACATCAACATTTGTTATTTCAAATGGTATAGATTCTCCTTGCACAGTACCAGCAAAAGTATGAGTCACATTTTGTTGTGTTTGTGAATTCATTTTATAAATTTCAGTTTTAACACCATCTATTGTTGCCGCTTTAAACGGAGTACCAAATTGTGTCGTATTGCCAAATGCAGAATTCATTACCATTAAAAATTGCTCATATGCATTTGCATTTGTAGAATCATTCCAAGTAATATCAGTGTTCAGTAAATTATTACCATCCGAATCAATTAATGCTTCTGTTGTTCTTATTGTTTTAATTTTTAACACACCACTTGAATTTATGCTTCTAGTAGGATTATATCCGAGGAACCTGGCTAATCTTAATATCGAATCTCTACTTTGAGCAGTTTCCATAAAATTTTCACGAGTAGCAAAATCTGTTCTAAACGCTAAATTATGGCCCATAAAGGCTATTAAATCCATCAAACTAATAAATTCAGATGATTGGATCCAATCATTATAATCTTCTGGGTAGTTTAATCTTATATAATCTACCATTGCCGCTTTTAAAGTATCAAAATCATATGCTTGAAAATTAGATTGAGCAAATGATTGGTATTTTGCTATATAATCTTCTGCGGCAAATAAAACATCTTGTCGTGTAGCCATTTGTTATATTTCCTCGTCTATTTCACGGTCGAATTGTAACGCCATAACTTCTAATTGGTCTGTGGGTTGATAAAAAAGGCTTAATTTAACACTTAAAGCATTATTATTAGAATAAGTCTCTACGCCTTCTAGCCTCCATCTTGGATCTTTTCCTACAATATCTATGCAATCTTCTTTAACTGCTTCTTCAGTTGAATCATTCCATGGTTCAAACATTAGTTGCCAAATCATAGAACCAAATGAAGGATTCATTACTCGCTCACCTCGTTTAGTATGGAAGTGATTTTTTAAATCCTGTTTTGCTAATTCTATATCGTGTAATTTTCTAGTTTTTGGTCCTTGAACTGTCGAAAATCCTTTAAATAATGTTTTTGCCATAGCATCCTTAATAGATTATATTATATTTATTGAAAAAATTATATACACATTTAATTTTTTGGTTGACATTTGATCTGTAGAGTGTATAATAGTTGTATAGGTTAAATTAGTTAAACACTTACTTAGGAGACAAACATGCCAATTGATAGAGGCTATGGAACTTGGACTAAAAGTAAGATTGTTAATCTTCTTGCTAACAATGATCGTGCCGTTGAGCGGGCGGTTGTTGTAATATTCAACAATCAAGAAGAAGATGAACAAATAATGGAATCAACACACAAAGCCAACGGTGTTGGTTTTACTGCATTTGATGCAGACATCCTTTCATCATTCGCAAAACAAATTAATAAAGGGCGTACCCTTTCTGCAAAGCAACTTGAAATTGCTCGCAAACCTGACAAGCACGGTAATATGAAAATTGCCAAATACTGGAAACAGTTACAAGCAGAAATAGTTCGCAAAGAGAGCGAAACTCAATTTACATACGACGACGATACATATTCCGACCATTTTAAAGACGCAAATGGTTTTAGACCACGTGGTATTTTGTGGGATAACTTTATGGCAAAAAGTCCTGCAGAAAAGCAAAAGGAGTGGGATCGGTTGCAAGAAAAAATTATCGAAGATATTGCTCGTGAAAAAAGGTTTAATCACTGTCTACAAAAAGAAGTAGACAATTTTGTTAACTATTCTTATAGGAAGTAATATGAAAATGGAACTCGAATGTCAAGAATGTGAAAAAGTATTTTCTAGAAGTATTAAAGTAAATTATCCAAAATGTCCAAGGTGTAAGTCAGAAGATCTTTATCCTACATCATTTTTTGGTCGAATTGTTAAAGAAGAAAGGAAGTAATATGAATGATTTTGAACGTGGTAAACGAGATGGCATGCGAGAAACACTTAATAAAGAACTAAAAAGTTCTGCAATGCGTATTGCAATCCTTGAAGAAGATCTCGAAAGAGAGCGTAATAAGAAATGGAGTATTGTTCGCAAGTTAATCCTTGTTGAAATGGAAGGGTATGAAATTGATATGATTTTAGATGATAACGAAGAATTAACCCTTCATGATAAGATAGAACGAATCAAAGAAGGATTTACTGTATAAACAGATAAATAATTTTAAACAGTTTAGGATGTTTAAATGAAAATTAATGAAGTATGCGAACGTATAAATGAAGTGGTAAACTTTAGTACAATGTCAGATGCTAAATTAAAAAGGTTTATTGCTAGTTTTGGTTCTGGCGACGAACCGATGGGGCAAGTTGCAGGAATGCAATTAAAAGCCGCTAGAAAAGAAGCCAGGAAACGAGGAATATTAAATGAAGCATGTGATGCAAATCAATGTGTAGTCCAAATGGGAACACAACGTGGTTTTAAATCAGGACAAGTAGATCCTAAACTTGTTGATGCTAGTGATGCTAGAGATGACGAGGTGTACGATTGGGAAGGAACATTATCAGACAAGGATTTTGATACATATGATCGTACAAAAATGAAAACATATAGAGATACCGGTAGTAAATGGCAAGCTCATCTAGCAGGAAAACGACAATTAAACAAACCTAAAACATTAATGCAAGCGGTCGGCGAAGCATCCCCTGATCTTCCTTCATCAAACTTTAAGCATACTGAAGAATTTAGTGTTGAGCACGGAAAAGAAATAGATTTTGCTAAATGGATTGCCCAGCAATTAGAAATAATGGGTGTTACACAAGAACAAGCAGAACGATTATATAAAGCCTCAAAAGAAGGCGATTATAGTTGGGTTCATAGATTTGGGGCAAGTCCTAAACTTAAAGCACTTGTAGGTCATAATATTGGTACTGCGATGACAAGTAATGCAGTAGCAATTCACAATGGTATGGGTCTACATGCAGGTATATTAAAAATAAGTCCAAAACAAAATAGACCTCCATCACGCATTCCCGACGATTTATTACCTGGTGGCCCTGACGACGACGAAGCAAGAGATCGTCGACGAGCTGCCGCATTTGGCCCTCCGGCCGATCCACGTGGAATTCAACCATATTAATATATGAAAAAACTTTTAGATCAACTACGAGTTGTTTTAGAAAAAAACGAAGCTCGCATCCACGAACTCGTAGGTAAATGTGACGAGCTAGAACACGAAAATGATATTCTTCGTATTAGACTAGAAAACAAAGGACTTCATGTACCCACTAACTATACTAAATCAAGAAGGTACCATGACAATAGCAGAGCCCAAAGAGAGTTCGACTGTAATTTTTGATTGGGCAAATAAATGGCATAGAGCATTTAAAAAAATAGAACATCATGGACCAGAATTTACAACTATTCGAGTTTATAAAAATGTAGTTTGTAGAGACGGTTTTACATTTTCCCTCCAAGCAGGTCCTTCACATTATTCCGAACCAAAAGCAGTAGCGAACGAATACGAAGCGTGGGAAATAGGATTTCCTTCTGACGAAGAACCGTTATGGATGGAATGGCAAGAGCCAGGTAATGAACCAACTGAAAGTGTATATGGTTGGGTACCTAATAATGTTGTTAATGCAGTAATTCAAAGACATGGTGGTATAGATGAAAGAGAGTTTATTACAGCCAAGCTCTTAAAATAAATACATTTATGACAGGACCACATATTGAAGATCATTTAACAGAAACCGCTGAAGTAGAACAAGAGCGTGATTATTATAGAGAACAATATGAGGCCGTGCAAAAAGAACTTGAGGTAGTAAAAAAAGAACTATACCAAATTAAAAAAATTTATTTTAAAGATGGTCATTTTTAATTCAGAAACTATTTATGAAACTGATTACAGGTAACGCAAATACAAAACTTGCTACTGATATTGCTAATATTGCCGGCGTTGAATTATGCGAAACTCTAGTAACTAGATTCGCCGACAATGAAATATGGGTAGAAATAAAAGACAACATTCGTGGTGAAGATGTTTTCCTCATCCAAAGCACATGCAATCCCGCCAACGACAACTTAATGGAATTATTAATAATGGTTGATGCTTGTAAAAGAGCAAGTGCAGGTCGAATTACGGCTGTAATACCTTATTATGGTTATGCTAGACAAGATAGAAAACCAGCAGGACGATCACCTATTAGTGCCAAACTTGTTGCTAATATGTTAGAAGCGGCAGGGGTAGATCGTATGCTAACTATGGATTTACATGCAGGTCAAATTCAAGGTTTTTTTGATATTCCTGTAGATAATCTATATGCCCAACCATTATTTGTTGAAGACTTATTATCAAGCCCAATGATTAGTGCTGGTAATGCAATAATAGTTTCACCAGATGCAGGCGGAGTTCCCAGAGCAAGAGCAATAGCAAAAAAATTAAATCTAGATATTGCAATTATAGATAAAAGACGAGATAGGGCTAATGAGTCCGAAGCAATGAACGTCATAGGAGACGTAAAGGGGAAGCAATGCATCATCGTCGACGACATAATAGATACAGGTGGGACATTAGTAAAAGCCGCACAGGCATTAATAAGCGAAGGCGCCGAAGAAGTGGAAGCATATATAACACACGGTGTATTAAGCAAAGGCGGAGCGAAGAGGATGGAAAAATCAGCTCTGAATAGATTAGTAATAACTGATACTATTCCTGCACCTGAAAATAAAGTACTAAAAGTCATTTCAGTTGCGAATATATTTACTGAAGCAATTCGCAGAGTACATCATGATGAATCAATATCAGTATTATTTGAATAATGGTTATAGATAATTTTTTAGATATCGAATCTTTTCGTGAGATTCAAACAATATTATTAAGTGAAGAACCCCCACTGGCACTACCAAGATTTTTTGGGTGTATCGACGGACCAAACTAATCAGTTTTATTTTAGCCATGGCTTCTATGAAGGGTACACATGGATATCACCATTGGCCAGAGTATTAGAGCCATTATTAGAAAAAATTAAACCTATTTGTATTCTTAATATAAGGGCAAATCTTGTAACTAGAACAAGCGAAATAATAGAAGCCAGTCTTCATTCAGATCTAAAAGGTGTTATATCAGATGAACATAAATTAAAACAATGGACTACATCAGTATTTTATATAAACGATACTAATGGTTATACAAAACTTTCAGATGGAACGAAGATTGAATGCAAAGCAAATAGATTATTAACTATGTCAAGTGATACTGAACATCTAGGAGCAACATGCACAGATCAAAAACGAAGGGTAATTATAAATTTAAATTATTTTAAATAGAATGTACGATTACGAAGCGTGGGTAAAGTGTCATCCAGATGATTTATGGATATTCGACAAACTCATTCTTGCCAAAAAATTAGGATATTTATGCGGACCAGCAGATGTAGCAGTACCAAAATCAGATAATTATATAGTTAGACCTTGTGTTAACCTTGCAGGTATGGGCATAGGTGCAGAATTGCGTTTTTTAGAAAAAGGAAGATGGGATTTAGAACCAGGTTATTTTTGGTGCAAACCTTTTAAAGGTAGACATTTAAGTGTTGATTATGCAATAGATCCTAGCTCACGTACAATAGAACAAGGCGAAACCATTGAAGGTTTTAGAAGCCCTGCAAATCCATTATGGAAATTTGATAAATGGATTCGTGTTAAAGATAAATTAAAAATTAACTTCATGTTAACAAAGCTCAAAGGTTCCTACGAGCATATAAATTGTGAATTTATAGGTGGTAAACTTATAGAAATGCATTTACGACACAATACAGAAATGGGCGATTATAATGAGATAATCCCTGTATGGGAAGACGAACTTGCTTCCACGACTCCTCCTGACGGATACACCTATGTCGAAGATAAAGATTACAATAGACTCGGTTTTTTCAAACGTTAAAGAATACTTCAAAGAAAGTTACAGACTAAGCCCGCTGGCATTTTATTGTGAAATAGGCGAAGCAACTCTTGTTTGCGGTGCCAGTGCAATATTAACATATACTGTATTAGATCCTGCTACTAAAATATTCATACCTATGATGTTTGTAGGCAGTATTTTAGGTGTTATTAGTACATTTAATCGTAAAGCGGCTTTTGCAATTTTTCTTACTAGTTGGTTTGTAGTAATGAATTCTATTGCATTAATTAAACTTTTTGGTTGACAAATATCTTAAAGATAGTATAATATATGTATTAGTTAAACTTTATTGGAGTTCTCAATGAACGATAATGAATGGGATTTTGTACATGAAGATGTGGCTCTAGAAAATATTAATTTATTTGATATGGAACCACAACAAAAGTTTAACGATACACATTGCTTGGCACATATTATGTGTTGGGCAGGTGCGTTTCCTAGTGTTTCTCAGGCTAGGAAGAACGGATGGGATCGTCCTGTCCCTTTTGGGTTTTCTGAATTTAAAGTAGGTAAACGCAAAAGATGTATTTTCATCCTTAATCGAATAGGAGAAAAATGAGGTATTTTTATTTGGTGCTTGTAGCACTTTTAACTGTTGGTTGTTCCAGCAAACAAGAATTGGTTAAAGAGGCCCTTAATAGTGTAGGTGATCGCCCTGGTTGGGTTATGGTACCACCTGGTCCAGAGGGTAACCAACTTTACTTTGTAGGTACAAGTGCTTTGTATGGCACTGAAAAACATGCCCGCAGAGATGCAAAGCGGGATGCAATCCGGGAAATGTCAGAATACGTTCGTGTTCTTAATAAGAACAAATTTGAACGAGCGAGTGTTACATATGGCATGGATAGTTTTGTAGTTATGCCTACTGTAAGTGAGCGTAACTTTGAAAAAATTATGAGTGCATCTACTGCAAACTTTTTGCGTGTACAAGAGATGTACTTTGAACGTGAAGCAGATGCCGCAGGTGTTCCCGGCTACAAATACTTTGTACTAACTGGTATTAGCAAAACTGATCTTGAAACAGCATTGCAATCAAATGCAAAAGCCAATGCTGAAGATGCCCAAAAAGCAATGGGGCTTGCTAGTACTGAAGCGGCAAAGGCACAATGGAAAAATGCCCGTGATTTTTGGAAAGAACTTGCTGAAGATGGCTTTGTACGATGAACAAACTATTCGCAATCCTACTAGGGGCCTCCCTAGTAGGTTGTGCCTCAACGGCACACAAGCAACCAGTCTTAATATCAAATGATTCTAAACGTAGTTGGGTTGATAGATACGAATTAGAAGATTCCACTCACCTGTTTTTTACAGGTATATCCACAAAATATGCAGAAGAACGTAAGGCACTCAAAGACGCCAAATACGATGCTTTATCTAAATTTTTAGACTATTGTGGATTACATACTAAATTGCATGAGAAGTACATTTCACAAGTAGATGGAAATACTGCAAATGTATTAACAGCCACAAATAAAATAGAAACACACCTAGAAACAAATTCTGAAGCACAAGTAGGACAATTCCGTATTGTTAAAAAATACATGGAAGTATATAATGGTACTAGAGGTAAATTCTATAAAATGTATGTATTTGCTAGTGTACCAAAAACTGAAGTTGCTTTAGTTAAGGCATGGAAAAAAGAAAACGATTTACAAAAAATTACCAAACTTAAATCGCTTAATAGTGAGCAATCTGAAATAATAGTACAAACAAGTGAAGAGCTCAATGCGGTACAAAAACAGCTCGAACAATTAACATTTTTAAAAGAACGTGTTTCTGTACTATCTATTGAAAATACCGAGCTCATAACTGAAAACAAACAGTTAAAGGAAACATTTCATAAGGACAAGGAAACAATAGAACATCTAACTGTTAGAGTAGATAAATTAACAAAAGTTAATAAAATATTAAAAGATGATAATGACGATGTTCAAGTTATAAGAAAAAATCTTATAGATGCTTTAAAAACTGCTGAATACATGACACATGAAGCAGAGCATTGGAGAGAAAAATATTATAATAAAGGGCCAGGGGAAGCTCTTGCAGAATTGCTTGGTGTGAAAGAAAGGCCTGTAATAGTTATAGATTAAACTTCAGTTAATGCTAATTTATATTGTTTACCAGTTTTTTTATTAATTACAAATATATCATTCTCGCCTTCTTGGATCACCCAAGAACCTTTAGTCCCGTCTACATCATTTCCTGAACGATTAGGTTTATCATTAGACATAATCACGTCAGCAGTACTAAGATCGTTGCACGTTATATCTTCAAACTCAACATTGTCACCTGGACCTAATCCTTGGGCTACTTGACCTACAACATTATCATCAAAAACTCTTGTAGTTCCAATATAAAGTTTCTTTGCCATTATTTTTTTCCTATAAAATATTTAGCGAATAAGAAGAAAAGAAACTGCAATAATAACTGAGCAAAGAAAAACAACAAAAGTATAATATGTTACTAAGGGAGTTTTAAAATACATTTTACCTATAATGAAACATTTATGAACAGGACTTAGCATATAGCCTGCATAATCTATAGCGAAAAACATAGGAAGGTATTGAACACCAAATATACTTGTAAGAATAGCAGTAAATGCCGCAAACCTTGCAGAAGATCCTAATAAAAAACTACCAGCAAATCCTATCCAAGCACCTGTTACAAGTGACCAATCATTATTTTCAATATATGCTTTAATTTCATTTGTATAAGATTTAATATAATTACCTAAAACAATAACCAAAAATAATGCTATTAATAGTTTCCAATTAACCCATTCTACTGTAACTTCTTTTTGTTTAGGATTAATCCAGATTACATCTTGTTCTTTTAAAAAATAAAATACTAAAAACAATGGAAGAACTATAGCAATCATTGCAAGAGGCCCCATCACATACATAAATTCTACATATGTTAACCCTAAAACTGCCATAGGTATAATAACAGATTTTTCAAACGGAGACCACAAGTAATAATGATGTGTACTAAGATAATCTATAATGCCATACCATTTGCGTCTAGAATCTTTAGGTGCCATTGTATCTAAAATACCAGCAGATACAGATACCCTTCCAGGTATAGGTAGCACACCACATAAAGCACTAACTATAACAACAAATAATCTATTTGATTTTATATATTTGCTTAGAAGATTTAGCACAGGATATATATACCCATTGCGTTGCACATACGCAGATGTAACCATAATGCCTGCAAGGTACAATACGTACCATTGATTATTAAATATTATTTCTAGCATCAGTTTTTTCATGTGGGATATGGGTGTATTCCCACTTAAATTTCTCGGCGTCCCATTCGCTTTCAGTTCCTTTATTAACAACAATATTCATTACAAATGTTAATCTTTTTTCATTTTCCTGGAATGGATATACTTGATGCAATAAATCAAAATCATAAATCATACCAAAATTTTTCTGTGGTATTATATTCATTAATTCTTGATCTTTTATTATAACATGACATCCCTTATAAGATGCATTATTGGTGATCTCTTGGGTTTTCATATTAAAAAATCGTGATTTCAAATTTCGACCGAATGAGGTTTCTAAAGCAGAATCAAAATCATTAAGAAAATATATAAAATTAAAATCATTTGCTTCGTGTATGTGAAGAGGATTAAATTCATTTTTCCTCATTACATTTAGCCATGATGATCGAATTAGTACATCATTCTTTTCAATTTTTTTAAACTTGCCCATTCTATTATTCAAATCGTGTTCTATATGAGCATGTATAATTTGATTAAACGTGTCTAAATAAAATTCATCTAATACCCCATGATTAATAATATATTCATTTTCTATTTCTCCTACCAACATATTATTAGCCTTGGCACCACTTTGATTTATCATAGAAAGAAGAGAATTACTAAAATTATCAGTAAACGAATCGGTCGCTTCAAAAAAAGTTAAAATTTTATCTTGAAAAGTTTTATGAAATATTTTCATTTTTTAATTACCGTAACGTATATACCATTCCACCATTGTGTAGGATTTTCTATTGTGTTTAATACTTTTTTATGAAAAATAAGCTCATGATCTATTTGTTCTAATCCTTTCATTGCTCCTATAACAACATTAGGAAAATTTGCGTCATCAAAAATACAAATACATTCGTCTGCAAAACAATCTTTATAATACATTATTGCTTTTTCTATTGTTTCACTTTCGTGTGGCCCATCGTAAAAAAACAAATCAATATTTTTAATGTCTTTTAAATTTGTATCAAATAAATCACATTCATATGCTGTTACAGAATTATTCCCCTTAAACTGTTTTACATTTTTAATAAATTCTTCTTTAGAATTAGGAGGTAAAATTAATTCTTGTGTTAATGGTTGTAAATCTTCTTTCCATGTATCTACACAAAATGCATTAATATTATTATCTTTCAATACTGCACATGTGCTTAATCCTAAATACGATCCAATTTCTAAATAATTTGTAGAAATACTACCTAAACTATTAAGTAAATTAACAATTTTTTGAGAAGATAATCCGTCAATCTCTACTATGATATCCTTATTAACAGAATCTACCAATTCTTTTGTTACATATTTTATTTTATCATTACCTTTTATTACACTTTTTTTGTCATACACTTTATCACAATAATGACAATCCCAACATTCAAACTTACAAGTTTTTATTTTTTCACGCCATATGTTTATAGGAGCATCTACTAAATTTGTTTCATCTATAAATTCATTAAATGTATCAAATAATATTTCCTTATCTTCGGCATAATTTTTTATAATATGCATGGTTTCATTTAATCTAGAAGTATTTTCTCTTCCATGCATTTTAATAACATCAACATATTCTAATAATTCATCCCAATCTTCTTTCCATGGAGGAAAGTTAGCGGATTTTAAAGGAACAGCCATATCTTCTTGGTCCCATTTATCACACGATACTCTAGACATAGGATCATTAAAATACTGAGCTTCGTTTGTTCTAGAATTATTAAATTCATAATGTTCATCCATCATAGGACAATTACCTATGCATCCTTCGTTTGCTAACAATGATAACTTGACTCCAGCATGTTCTTTAGCACGTTTCATATCTTTTAATTTGTCATGGTCTCGCATTAGATCACGATCTAAATTAACATAGTTAAATCCTGCTTCACCTAAAGCAACTACTTCTCGTGGTTCGGTTACATTCCGTAATATTGTGTTTTTAATTTCTAATTCAGGAAATGCTGATTGTATTTGTTTTGTTGCAACCCAATGAGTATGTGGAATCGTTGCACTTCGAACAACTCCGGTATCATAAAGTTGTTTAAAATTTTGTAAAAATAAATCTAAATTATTTTGTGATGGTCGAACTAAAGTATTATTAAATGTTGCAGAAAGTGGAATACCTGTATCTTTTGATACGTTTATAGCATTGTCTAATATAGATAAATGATCTGGTGGACCATTAAACACATCGCCCATTGCATCTTGAACAAAAGGTGGCATTCTACTAGTAAAATAAAGATCATATATATAATCTTTATAGGTATGTAAAAAGCCTAAAAAATCATTAAATTGTGGTTCCGTCAATTTTGGATTGATCGGTATGCTGAATATTTTCTTCATCTAATTTTATTTCAAATAATTTTTTACTATCAGTTAATAGTGGCATTTGTAATCCTTCGAGTGCTTTTTCAGAATTAATCTGGCCTTCAACTTGTTTATTAATCTGTCCTATTGTATTAGTTAACAAACCAGAAAAATGTAATGCACCTCTTAATGTTTCTAATTGATCTTCTTCTGGCATTAATAAGATAGAATCCATATTACCCGAACCTACCCGACCATATGCTATAATATCCATTGCCGCCTGCTTTTGCATTCTAGCCATCCAATATTTTCGTTCTTCTGTGTCGTCTTCTTTTAAATATTCGTCTAAGTTTTTTTCTTTTGTTTTTTCTAAAAGCTCTAAATATGTTCTAAGTTCGCGTTCACATTGACTCATTTTTCGTTTAAAAACAGTTATGTCGTACATTAAGTCTTCGAGCTTAATAACCATCAATTCTTTTTCTAACTGATCCGGTTCTTTTTTAATGTCTCGTTCAATTATTTTTACACGAACTTCTGCTTCTCGTAAATTTCTTACAATAGATTTATATGCATGATATCGTGTTTCTAACTCCATAAATGATTGATGAATTTTTTTGTAAGGAGTTATTCCTGTTTTTTGCACAAAATTAATAGAAGAATAATTAGACTGCCCATTATCAAATTGAAGGGCTGTTTCTAATACTTTTTCTTCTTCGGGCGAAAAACTTAAATGGTCTCTTACCCAAGTGTCTACTTTTATATTTGTTACATCGCTACTTACAATATCTGTTTTATTGTGTAGCATATCTGGTAAATTATTTGTTTGTTCCATAAGTCGTCCAAAACTATTATTAAAAATTTTATTATAAATTGAAAATAAATCTTCTCGATCTTTATCTGAACTACCGTTATTAATACATCCTAACGGAAATGCAGTATTTTTATTAAATCTTTCTTCGTCCCATAATAAACAATTTTTAAAATTATCTTTATTATTAATAATTTTTCTTTTGTTAAAAACACAACCAAATTTGCCTAATGTTTTAGGAAAAAATATACAAAAATTTTCTATTGTATCATGTGTTTTAATATTAAAATATTCTTGTATAAATTCTTTAAATGTTAAGCCAGTTTTAAATTTTATGTCATCTTCTCTTACTAGTTCATTATTTACGTATTTTAAATATATGTTTTCTACATTTTCTAACGTCGCATATCCAGGATCTTTGCAACAAGGATTTTTTAAACATGATTGGCATGGTTGGGGTGTGCATTTAGAGTTTTTTTGAAGTTCGTATAATTTTTCTGTTACTTTTTTAAACATTAAAAGTTTAATTTGTTGCCTATATAAGGATTAATAGGATCAGGTAACCATTTTGCCTTTGGATCATCTTCTGTTGTTTTTTCATTTGTATCTGTATTAAAGAAGGCCATTCGGTTTCCTTTTCTATTATAGTCTATTTCACCATCTTCTTTTATACCTGGGTCTACCCGTTTTAATGTTTCTGCCTGTTCGGTAGGCATCATTATACCAAAATAATCTTCATATACAATATTTAAATCCCATATTGTTGTGCATACTTCTACTTTTTTTAATATTTTTTGAGACTTAACTAGCATAGTAGAAAGTCTATCTTGATATTCTTCTGCTTTTTCTAATATTTTATTTGACAAAGTTGTTTTATCAAAACTTCTTTCTGTTGCAATATAATCTAAAAACGGAGTTACGTGAGCAGGATCATCTTCACCATACGTTAAAAATTCTCTTGCTTCATGTTTTTGTATTTCCCAAGTTGCCGCTTCTAATTCAGATACATTTTTAATAAATTTTAATTTCTTACTATATTCATTTTCTATAATTTCTTTTGCATATTTTTTCATAAAAGATAATGTAAAATCTTTCATCTCTTGAGTAAAGTCTATTGCTTGTTTCCAATGTTCATCAGGTATAGCAGGAGTCCAATCCCAAATTACTCCATCACCAGTTTTAAGAACTTTAACAGTATCTCGTATTTCGGCAAAATGTACAGTACCAAAATAGAATTCATCTTTTGTTATTTCTTCAAACGATCTACCTAGTTGTGGTCTAATTGTTTCTAAAAGAGAATCACTTATTTCTACCGCAGATAAACCTAATAAATTATATTTCGACTCACATTTAAAATTTTTATCTTGAAATTCACCACCTGTAATATATGCCTTAATATCTTCTTCAGGAATTATAATATATCTTAATTTTGCGTCAGGAACTGTCGGACCCGTTACTGGAGTTGGTTCAGTTACAACTGGATCAAAATCCATTGGTGTTGTTTTTGTCAGGTTATGTGCTGGCATTAACTTACCCCTACGTCACAAACAGATGCGGCACCTGTACTACAAAATCCTGATGATTGTCCATAATGTCCTTTAGGCATACATGCGGCTCCCATTGTTGTTTGAGCATCAGTCGAATATACATATTTTACAGTCCAGTTATTTTGTTGGCCATTATAATCGCCCATTGTATAACCCCAATCTTGGCCATCTTCTTGATTTTCTTCACCATTAGAATGATTTTTACCTGGAGACGATAAAACTGCTCCATTACTATCAGCAAACTTATCTTGTCCGCTTGTAACATTAGTACCAGTACCTACATAATGATGCCCGTGTTTAGAGGATATTGCTTTACATTGTCCATCTGTTCCATAGGTCCAAGTACCGCCTGATCCCATTGATCTATTAGACCAATTATAAGAATATTTGTTATTTCCCGCATTCATTAACCAACCCACATCTTCACCTTGGCAACCTGTACCTAATCCTGATGACGAAGCAGTAGCGGCAGTATACATAACTTCTGAAGCAAAATGTAAAGAATGAGAAGTTGTACCGTGTGTACCTCCTGCCCATAATCCTTCTTGTGTTTTTATTCCGGAAGCAGTAGCACAATCATGAACACTAGTACTAAAATTCCAGCCACCTACGTGATTGCCATAACCACTAGTACCATAACTAATTCCTTCAGTTAACGGATTGTAACCTACGTATCCGTATGAAACACCACTAGAAGAAAAACCACCTGTTGTAGTTATCTTTCTTGTTTGTCCATTTGCGAGACTGTAACTAGATAAATTTGTACCGGCAGTAGTATGACCATTATTTTCTAGATATCCATTATGATCGCTATATGTGCCTGACAAATAAGATCCTTCTCTATCTAATTGTTCCCCACAATAAAGGGTAGTATCTGTTTGATGCCAGGTTTTATTTACAGCCCGCCATGCATTAGATCCTTTATAGCCTGCCGCCAAATAACCATGTGTATATATAGATCTATATCTCCAACCTGATGCTAATGCAGACCCCGGACTACCTGGATATTGCCAGTAAGCACCTTCAGCGGCATCACCTGCCATTAAAAGGCCACCTCTTGCTTCTTCTGATGTAGCGGGTATTCCTTGTTCGGTTCTTCCTCTTGATCGAGAATAAATTGTCATTGTACTTCCTCTAGCATTATTTTATATCGCTTCCCATTATTTCTATTTATTAAGTACATACTTTCCTCACCTTCTTGCATAACCCACGAACCTTTAGTTCCGTCTACTTCGTTACCAGATCTATCTGGTTTATCATTACTCATTATTAAGTCAGCAGTACTAATGTCATTGCATGTTATGTCTTGGCAACTAAGATCACCTGTAGTTGTTATATCGCCTGCATACATGTGAAAATGCCCATCTCTGTCAATTTTAAATTTATCTGCAACATTTCCTAAATTATGTTGTGTACCAAATACTAAATCCATACTATCTGCTAAACTAATAGAACGAATTGCTTTTATGTATGCTCCCACTCCGGCATCATGTTTAAACTGCATTTGAACAGTTCTTTCAGCAGTATCATCTCCGGTGTTTTCCATTATTATATCTAAATCTGTAGTTTTTGTTATATTAACATCACCACCATCAACATCTAACAGTACTCCTGGTGTTGCTGTTCCTATACCTACTCTATTATTAACAGCATCAATATGAAACGTAGGTGAATCCCAGGAACTATCTACATATGTTTTAACTGCTTTTTGGGATGGAACAAGAGTATCACTATTTGCCGCAAATGTTCCGTCTGTATCTATTGCTGATCCGGTAATACTTGTATTAACTGTGACCGTATCCATTATTGGTGAATTAATAGTAGGACTTGTTAATGTTTTAAGTGTTAATGTTTGGGTATCATCAAGGGTTACAACCGTTGCATCAATTGCAACTGTTAATGTATTAACTGCTCCGCTTGTATCGATACCTGTACCACCTGCTATTGTTAATGTTTCAGAATTTAATAAAATTTCTAACGATCCAGAATCACTATAAACAGGAAGGGCACTTGCAGTTAATGCTTGTTCAGGTATAGTATTCGAAACAAAATGTGGGTTACCATTTTTAAAATAAAATATACCGCCTGTTGTTGGAGCAGTTGGAGAAGTAATATTAGCATAATCTGTTTCTAAATGTATACCTGTTTGAGTAGTTAATATACCACCTGCAGGAATATATAAAGGTCTATATGCACCATCTTGTACAATTAAAGGATCCGAAGGATTTGATTCTTGTTGGTTTATATGAAGTAATGCTGTCGGAGCACTTATACCTATACCTACACGACCTTCTCCATAATATGTAGATCCTGCAACTGAACCTATGTTCCAACCAGATCGCATATCCTTTATTTTAAACTTTGCAGAAGAATTATCCCAAACTAACGACCAATCATTATTTCCTATACCTAATGTACCAGTTTCAACATCGGCTAAATTAGTTAAATTTTCTGCTGTTATATTTGCCAAATATCCTGCACTAGCATGGTTTCCCCATCCGTATGCAACAACACCTTGTTGAGCATCTTGGCTTACTTGTGGATCTAATATTATTGTTCCTGTAGATATTATAGTAGAACCGCCACCTTGAAGTTGTAACCCTGTGCCAACCGATACTCCGGTTAATGGTGTTACCCATTGTAATAAACTACCGGTTGTACTTAAAAACTGGCCTGCTGTTCCACTATTGCTTATATTCAATTCTTGTATACCGACGTTTGCCGCAGGTAAATTTAATTTTCCACTAGTAACTGTTAATGTTACATCTTCACCTGCTGTAATTTGAGCCGCAGTTCCTAACGTTATTTTTTCTACTTCTAATCCTTGGGAGGTTGCAGTTAAGGTAATTGGATTTCCTCCACCAAACCTAATACTTGATGGTACTTGTAAAGTTCCTGCATCATCTGTTAAATTTATAGATCCTAAATCTAATGTATTTGTGTATACAGTATCCCATATTTTAGAACTAGATCCTATATCATATGTAGACGTAACAGAAGGTAAAACATGTTCAGTAAGGGATCCTACTGCAACAGACCAAGTTAATTTTTTATCTTCCACAGTATTGTCTGTTACTATACTAACACCCGATCCTGCAACAAATTCTAATTCCCTTGTAGAATCTATAGAAATAGTAGGTTGACCACTAACAGATACTGTAGTAAGATAGTCTCCAAATCCTACTTTTAATACACCCGGACTTGTTTCTGTCATAGTAAATCCTGATGCAACATTAAATTCTACACTAGAAGCATTTGTAAATGTTTGGTTATTATATTTAAAATCTGCTGATGAAGGAGATATCCAAATAAAACCTCCTGAAGATCCTAATCCTAATACTTGCCCTGTTGTTCCGGATCCACCTATATCCATTTCTGGTATGCCAACAGCATTTGGTGATATTGAACTAGCAGTAGAAAATGTTGCTCCCATAAATCTTACTTTTACAAGAGCATTATATGCCGGAGGACTTGTAAATGTTAATGTTGTTCCTGTTACGGAATAAGCATTGTCTGCTCCAGGTGTTTGAATTACACCATCTACTGTTACTAATAATTGATTAGGTGTACTTGCTAATTGTGATAACGTATATGTCGTTGTTGAAGCATCTCCATAAAAAGTATCTATGTAATATGTGCTTGCTGACAATTTTGCAGGAGTTATACTACCATCTTGCACAATGGTTTGTACTGTATCCATATTAAGAAAAGTAACAGATATTTCTAAATTGACTGGTATATTTTCTGGAAATACAAGTTTTGCCGGACTAGTACCTACAATAGTATAGGTTGATGGTGCTTGATATAAACTATCAACATGAACAAGAACATCAACAGGCTGAGTAGGAACTCTTGATAAATCAAATTCTTTTGTATTCCCATCAGCAGTAAAAGTGTCAACTGATAAATTTGCTTGAGTAGTCGAAGCAATAGTTATTTTTCCATTTGTAGGATCGGTTGTTAATTGAATGCCAGCACCAGATACCATTTCAAGATCACCTGATTCAGGTATTGTTAAATCTGTTTGTCCTGAAACTTTAATAGTATCTAAAAGAGTGCCTTCAGTAGGAACAAATTTTGTTAAAACACTATCCCATTTAAGTAAATTACCATCTTGTAATCCTGATTCGTCTATATCACTTAAATCTAATAATGCTCCGCCTCCTAAAGATCCCCAAATTGATTGAGTAGAATTATTAGGATCTTTTGAATATCCTTCAAACTTACCTGTTGTTGCGTTATATCGTATAACACCTTCAGAAGGAGTAGTTGGGCGTTCAGCAGTTGAACCAGTAGGTATAGATAACCCTTCTACTCCAGTAAATGTAGCATTTCCCTTAATAGTTGGGTTTGTTGCAAATGTTTTTCCTGTTACTACTGTTCTACTCATTTAAATAGTCTCCTATAATGCTGTTACATCTTTAACTACAATTATACCATGCATGGGGGCATGAGCCGTACATTGATAAATGTAATTACCGCTTATTACTTGAGGTACTGTCCAAAATAATGTACCATCAATTTTTCCTTGGGCACTTGAACCATATGACCAAACATTAGACGTACTAAGATGCCTTAACCCTGTATCATATGCATTAGTTGTGTTTCCTGTAACACCTTCACCTGCGGCTGTTTTTATAACAAATCCGTGGCCCGAACAATCTAATGCAAATGCATATGTATGGCCGCCTATAACATATATTGTAGGACTTACTGCCGCACTTCCACCTAAGTCATTTCCTGTTACCGCAATTGTATCAATTGCAAAATATGTATTTGATATTACATAATCATACACTGGCGTTTGAACAAAAAATGTTCTTGCCGCGGCACGTCTTGACTCATATGCGGCTTCAGCCGCCGCAAAAGTTACAGTATCATTAGTGGAATTTGTTGTAATGGTTATTCCTGTACCTTCAACTAAAGTTACTGTATCACCTGGTTGATCAGCAGTAAGAGAATTTTGTCCAGATACTGCAATATTTTTATATGTATCTTGTGTTACTGATGACGCCGCAATTGTTAATGTATCGGTTGTGGAATCTGGTGTAATTGTAACATTAGAACCACCCACAAATGTTAAAGTATCTGTAGCCGAATCTGCTGTTATTGTGCTACCACCTGATACTGCAATTGAAGTAAATGCTGTTGTTGCTTGGGCAGAATTAGTAATTGTTATACTATCGGCACTATCGTCGGTTGCGATTGCAATACCTGTTCCTGCAATTACTGTTAATGTATCACCTGTTACAGATCCATTATCAGCAACGACATCATTTTGTCCTTGAACACTAACTGTTCCAAAAGCAGTAGTAGGAGTTTGGTTACCACCACCTGATGCAGTAGAATTAATTGTTAAAGTTTGAGCGGCCGCATCGGTTGTTATTGTGACATTAGTTCCTGCAACAAATTCTAAAGTATCTTCTGAGCCTACCGCAACAACATTGTCTTGTCCTGAAACAGAAATCGTTTTAAAAACATCTGTACTTAAAGAAGAATCAATAGTAAGAACATCACCAGCAATACTAGTTGTAATATTAGTACCACCAGTAACAGTTAATACGTCTGTCGAACTGTTTGCTGTTACTGTTCCAGTATCTGCATTTAGGGTTGCCCATAAATCTTGAGTGGTTCCTCCGCCACCGCCACTACCGCCGGTGTTTGTAATTGTAATAGTATTTCCTGCTCTTGTAGTATCTATACCAGTACCACCAGCAATAGTAAGTTCATCTGTTACACTTGTTGCTTCTGCTGATCCTCCCGAATCTGCTGTAACTTTATAATATACACCTGATGGAACTTCAGTCGATTTTGCTACTTTAATCCATTCTCCACTATTACTAGTTGCAGAATAATATAATTCATTATTTGCTACACCTACGCAACCCGGATAAGTTGCCGCATCAATTGCACTTTCTAATCCGCTTTTTAATGAAAAGTTATTTTTAAATTTTGCATTATGCGGAACTAAAAAATCACCATTAACAGTTAATCCTGTTGCTACTTCTGTTCCTGTAGTTTTTATTATTAAAACACTTGTGTCATGATTTTTAAAATCAAATAAAGGTCTTGTTGTAATTGCTTCTGGCGTACCATACGAATAATCTACTACTTCTCCGCCTTTTCTAACTATGAAATCCATCATAGAAGTAGTACCAGTATCCTTTGCTGTAGGAACTTCACCGATAACACTCATACTAGCAAGAGTTGTACTAGATTCTACTCCTCCTCTAACAGTAGGAGCCAACGTTGCTGTTGTTGTAGATCCGCTTGACATTTCTACAAAATCATTGGTAGCATCTGAAATTGTACCTCTAAAAAATATTTCTCGATTAGTACTAGCAGGATGATTTATTTGAATTTTACTACCAAAGGATAATTGATTTTGAAATATTACATCTCCTCCAAATGTAATATCTCCGGCCAAGGTATAATTACCTGTATTTTTAACGTAACCAGGTTCAATTGAAAATACGTTATTGTTTAAGTCTAATCCGGTACCTGGAGTATATGCCAAATCTGGAGCATCAATTGTAATTTCATTAGCATTTTGTGTTAATGTAATATTAGTACCTTGTTTGATACTTCTAAATTGTAAATCACCTGTAGTATTATCTTTAGCAAAAAATACTTGTACTTCACCTGCACCTCTATTAGATGCTAAGTTTGATTCGCCTGTATTTTCTACAAATTCTAATGCGGTTTCGCCTGTGTTAACTCTTAACCATTTATGTTGTTCGCCTGTATAATTACTTGGAGTATCTGTAAGTCCGGTAAAATCAGAGGAACCGCCTCCTCCGCCACCACCTCCAGTAGGCATATCTACTGGTTTATATTGTTGTGCATTAGATTGGTATTGGAGTATTTGTCCATCAGTAATGCCCGAATCATCTACATTTAATAAATTAGTAAGATTCTGAGTTGTTATATTTTTTAAGTAACTTTCTAATGAATGATCACCCCAAGAGTAAGCAGTTTGTGCATTTGTAAGAGTTGTTTGTGTACTAGCATCTAATGCTATTGTACCAGAAGCAGTTATTGGGCCGCCATCTATTCCTGTACCAGTATCAATCTGGGTAACAGTACCTGTTCCAGTACCTACAAATTCGCTATGTAACAGTATTCGGTGTCCTCCTATAGTGGCTCCGTCATGTACTCTTAATGTGTTTAGGTCAGTATCTACTGTTACTTCGCCTTGAGCTCCTGTAAATGAAGCATGTTGAGTAGTACTTCCTCTTCTAAATTTTACTTCTGTACTCATTTTGTTTCCTTATGCAACTGTTTGCCCTGCAAGTTTATAAATTTTACCTGTTCCTGTAGGAGCATATGATAATCGTGTTATAATATATAATTCTTTATTAATATCTTCTCCAAACCCTGTAATAAATTCGGTACCAACATCTATTGCTATAGGGTTTAATTGATTTATTTGATACATATCTGGTACTGGTTCCTTTAAGTAATATAATTTTCCCGAAGGATTGTTCCAATCTGTAGTCCAATCAGCAAAAACATATTTTCCAACTAATTCTGTACAAGTGGCTCCCCTATAAACAACCCCACCTATAACTGATAGTCCATTAATTGCTCCGCCTGAATGTGTGTATGATGCAACAGGATTTTCAAAACCATTCATAAATGTATTAACATCTGTACCTGCGGCAGTAGCAAGAGCAATACCATGATCTAAATCATATACATTATCTCCTTCTTTTACACTCCATCCATAGTTTTTACCATTTTTAACAATATTAATTTCTTCTATAGTATTTTGTCCTACATCCCCTGTCCAACATTTTCCTGTAGTTTGATCTACACTGAGTCCGTATGGATTTCTAAATCCATAAGCGAATATTTCTTCTTTATAAGTAGAATGATCTTTGTATGGATTATCTGTTGGTATAGCATAATTTGTATATGCTGATGAACCTATATCTACATTTATTCTTAAAACTTTTCCTAATAAATTAGTTCTGTCTTGAGCTAAATGATCTGGATCACCTTGCCCTCCGCCGTCGCCTGTTCCAATATACAAAAACCCATCGGGCCCAAAAGTTATGGCGCCTCCATTATGGTTACTTGCAGGTTGATCAAATTGTAAAATAATTACCTCAGTACTAATATCTACTGTATCATCATTTGCAGGATCGGTAACTGTATACCTAGCCAATATAGATTCGTGATCAATTCCTGCACCCGATTTTGCTTTAGAATAATAAACAAAAACCCAACCATTAGTATTATAACTAGGATGAAACGCTAATCCTAGTAAACCTCGTTCATCATAAGATGTACTTAAAGATTGTATAGTTGATGATAAATCTAAAAATGGAGTTGACAAAATGGTAGAACCTTTGTATACTTTAATTTTACCTGATTGTTCTGCAATGAATAATCTTTCATCATGACCTGTATTTGTTAATACAACAGGCCCTTCTAATCCAGTAGTATGATCTAAAAATACATTTAAATTAACTGCCGTGTCATCTGAAATAAATCCGTTATCTTGTTCTGCCTCGTGGGCCACTAAATCACCAAAATCTACAGGAATTAATCCGTAATCTGTTTTATTAAGGGTATAATCAGGTGTTCGTATTTTTATTTGGTTTGTGCCTTCTTCGCTAATAACAATACCATCACCTGCTAGTAATCTTTTAAATTCTAAATTAACATTACTTTTTTGTTTAAATATACCTATGCCTTCTGTATTTGTGCCGGCATTGCTTGCACTATTTGCTTCGCCACCTACTGCTCCTGGAGCAGTTTGCCATGTTAATGTTCCTGTGCCATCTGTCATTAAAAATTGACCAGATGTTCCAGCGGATGAAGGAAATGCTAATTCATTTAATTTTAACGCACCACCTGCTCCTACTTCTATTTTTAAATCGGTGTTTAATGCAGATATAATTTTCTTTTCATTTAAATTTAAATCTCCCCCTAATACAGGAGTAGCATCATTTTGAACGGCAGTAAATTGTTCTGTGTAAGCCAATGTTTGACTTGAACCAGGTATTGCCCTATATACTACAACGGCTGTTTCGCCTGCTTCTAATGATGAACTAAATGCAATTTGTGTTCCACTTGCTAAATTTGTTACACTATAATCAACTCCTGGCTTTTGTGTAACACCATCTATTGTTACATCTAGTGCCGCAACATCTTTAGGAGAACCTGTTGTCAAGGTAAACGAAGTACCTGGGCCAGTAAATGTATCATACTGAAAGTCAGGTATATTTTGTATATCATCGTAATCAACTGCGGCTAAAACCGCTTCATATCGTTGACCATAGTACATTAACTTCTCTCCAAAACACTTGCAAATATTTCACAATCTGTATGTGTAGCCGCAACTTTTAATGCGTCATCTGCTTCTAAGTTAATTGGCTTATCCAAACTCAATGTTGTATTCGGTGGTATAGGTACTTTAGATAATACTATGTTATCTGAAGTAGCACTATTATCATACACTTTTAATGTAATTTGTACATTAGAAGTAGCATGTTTATTAGCAATATACAAACCATGAATAATTGCCGCGACTTGGTTTGCCGCATTTGCTGTATACATTGTTTCGTCGGTATCTGCCGCCGAAATTGTATGACTTGCATTTTTAAATGAACTTGCCATATTTTATCCGTTATGCGAATGCAATAGCAAAAGCAATTGCATCGTCTTCTTCTATATAAGCACTTCCGCCAGGTCCACTAACTGCTAAGTTACCTATCTGTATATTGTTGCCTTGTTGTATTACAGAAATACCTGTTCCTGCTGAAATAGAATGAAATTCTAAATCTACACCTGTTTTTTGTTTAAATACTCCAGTTCCTGTCCCAACATTAGATACAGTATTTGCTTCACCAGTAGAGGTATCAGGGGCAACACCTGGTTCCCATTTACTAGTTACTGAGTTCCATATTAATACATCATTATTTGCTGGAGCATTTGCATAATCTACATCAGCAAGGTCACTTGCATTTTTAGATCCAAAATTTGTATCAACACGAGCCTCAGTATAATATTTATTTGTACTTCCTTCTATAACATTGTCTGTACTAATAGTTCCGCCAACTGTATAATTTGTTAAATCAGCTTCTCCAAGGTATCCTAATGCGGTTTTATTAGTAAATCCTATCGCGGCATTTGTTTCATCTACTGTTAATAAAAATGTATCTGATCCTGCAAAAGAAGCAGGAGTATCTGTTAACTCTAAAAATGTAGTAGTAGGTGGTTCTACAAATTCTAAATCAGCACCTGTTGCGGCAACTCTTAAATATTTTCCTGTTTGCCCGCTCATTGTACTAGGTGTATCAGTAAGCCCTGCAAAGGTTGTAATATCGTCGGGGGCATCAACAAACTCCAATGCCGTGCCACCTGTATTAACTTTTATATATTTTCCAGCATCTCCGGTTGAAATACCTGGTGTATCTTGTAATGCAGAAAATGTATCAACTTGAACTGGAGGATTAACAAACTCTAATCCTGTTTCATTTGCTTTAATTGCAATATACTTTCCACCTTCATTTGCCATAGTACTAGGTGTATCGTCTAAATTAATAAAAGTCTTATCTGTAAAAATAAGACCCGTGGCACCCGAATTAACTGTTACTAATTTACCTTCGTTAGTTGAGTAAGTATTAGGTAAAACATCATTTAAATTAATAAAATCTGTAATAGTTGTAGGAACATCTGTAAATTGTAATCCGGTTGCTCCGCTATTAACAATTAACATTTTTCCTACGTTACCAGAAAATGTTGGAGGAGTATCTGTTTGCCCAATAAATGTTGGATTACCATCTATAGTTACTGTAACGTTATCGCCTACTGCTGACGCATTTACTCCATCACCAACAAAATCTAAATAACCGACTTCATATGTTAATGTAGTTCCTTCATTTCTAATGCTTACTTTAGGATAATCAGACCAAATAAATTTATTATTTGCAAAATCATATTGTAAAAATTTATCGTCATCGCCTTGTACTGGAGTATCAACATCAATTATTTGTCCTAAAGTTAATGCTTTCCATTTATATGAATTAGTTCCATAATCATAATATAATACTTTTTCATCGTCTGCTTGTATTGATCCTGCTACATCTAACAATTGGGTTAGTGTGTAATCACGAAATTTAAACGAGGTAGTTGCATGATTATAATATGCTATTTGTTGATCATTAGTGGAAGTCAGAGCATCTACATCTTCTAAATTTTTAAGTTCATAGGCTTTCCACTTAAACGATGTTGACGGATGATCATAATATAAAAAATTAGTATCATTGCTTCCTGAAACAGGAGCAACATCATATAAATCAGTAAAATTTTCTTGTGTTACATTTTGTAAAAATGTTTGGTTTATAAATTCTAAACCTGTACCATCATTTTTAACTTTTACAAAATATCCTGCCGAACCTGTATAATTTGCCGGAGTATCAGTTAAATCTATAAACTCATCAGGTACACTTACATCAGCAAATTCAAGTGACGTTTCATTAGTAGCAACTTTAACAAACTTTCCTGCTTGGCTAGTGTAAGTACTAGGGGTATCAGTTAAACCTGTAAAAACGGTTGCACCTGTTGCTGATTTATCATCTAATACCCAAGTACCATTTAAATATGAAATAATTTTACCATTGGATACACCAGTAACATTTACATCTGTTAATCCTGCTAATGTATTAGATCCTGTATCTAATTGTGGAGTAAATTTTGTACCATCATATTTTAAAACTTGATTAAGAACAGGAGTTGTTGTGGTTGTATCTACATCTGTTAAATCATCTAATACAGTAGGTATAGATAATGTCGAATTTACCCATTTATTAGTAGTACCTGCAACCCAACGTAATACCTGATCAACTGTTGGCGAAGTTGTTGATGTATCTACATCTGTTAAATCATCAATACTAGCAGGAACAACGGTAAGTTCTTCTTTCCATTTTTGAGCAATTGAATTCCATCTTAAAAAATATCCATTAGTACTAACATTTAACGCCGAAGTATCAACATCTCGTATATCAGTTAAATCATCATCATCCTTATCAAAATAATTTTGGGTTGCATGATTAGTCCAAGCATGGGCGGCATCCCAATTAGTAATTTTTTGTTGGGTTATTCCAGACGAAACATGAGCACCAAATACAGGATCAGTTTCTGTATAAGTTTTTAGGTATCCTTCAACACTATGATCTCCCCATCCGTGGGCTGTGTCCCAATCGGTAATTTTTGCAGTAGTAATATTACCTGCAGGTGAAGCAAGGAATACAGGATCTTGTTCGTCTAATGGTGTGTATGTAAAAACACCTGTTGTATTATCATACGTTAATGTTGATGTTGCATTTGCTGTTGCATTTGTTACAGATAAATCTGTTAAATCTACAGTACCTGATGATCCCCATTCTAATGTCGAACCTGTCGAAGGGAATCGTAATACTTGTCCTGCCGCACCAATAACACCTGGTATTGTATATTTGCCATCAACAACAATATTGTTATTATTATCTACAATTTCATTTGTTATTGTTAATGTTTTTTGTTGCCATGTAATTGTTGCTCCGGACCCATCACCTGATCCGTTTGTATCTTGATTGAAATCATATAATTGTTCAGCAGTATCATTTGCCGCTACTATCTGTAAAAATGCTCCTGCTGAACCATCGGTTATTCTGGTTCCAGTAGATTCACCATAAGTAATACCATTGGTATATATCTGACCTGAAGCATGTGTACCATCCGATACAGTTGAAAATTCAAATTGACTGTTTACTAATGTTGCATTACTTGTATCAAATTTATATGTGCCTCCTGCAACAAAATTAAAAGATGTAATAGCAGTACCTGCTCCAACTATTCCTGTAGCATCTTCAAAAATATATTTTCCGCTGTCAAATTTTACATAATATGTTTGAGTAGTTATAGGAGGTGCAGTAGTTGTTAAAACAATACCATTACCTTCGGCTAAAGTTATTTCATCTACCGCTGTGGCTGTAAGTTTATCTTGGCCTGCTATATTCCAATGTTTAAACGTACTTTCCATAGCAATTTTCATTGCTTTGTTGCCTAAATCAGTTAATGCAAACCCGCTATCTACATCAAACTGTATCGATGTTATATCTGAATTAGTAACATTTGCACCAGTGCCTGTTTCTTTTACTTCTAAATTAAAAGTAGTACCGGTACCTCCTGTGAAGTTTTGTAAACCTTCGGCACCAATATATCTATATCCTTTGAGCAAATATACAGAATGTGTGTAAACTCCACTTGATTGTGTTAATAATGGATCTCTAAGATTTCCATTAGGATTACCTACCATTACAAATACACCAGATTCATAATCCCAGTAATATTCTTCATCTGTAGATTGTGGATATATTTCTTCGTAATCTTGTCTTGCTGTTAAGTCGTAATTACCATTACCTCCGCCAGCAAGTGCTATTGCAAATTTAGGCAAATATGTTGCACCATATGTTGCTCTAAGCCAATTAGTGAGTCTAGTAGTACCGTCACCTACTGTAGAACATGCAAGCCATGATCGTTGATCTGCTACAGTAGGATCTCGTGTTAATTCTATAACACCTGCAGATTCGCCAACTGCGGTACCTGCTACAGCACCATTTTTATATTGATAAGAATTAACAGTAGCAGTATTAACATCACTGGCGACAGCAGGTATTAAATGACTGTCTAACCATAAATTGTGGGTTGGATTTGGAATAGGACTAACTATGGCTTCGTTATTTGGTCCTTTCTCGTGGTCAAATGCCGTTCGAGCTTTACCATAATTGACTTTTTTATCAATCCTATTCGTGATTACATCATTTAAATTATATGTCGGCATATTAACTCCAATCCTCTACTGATATTGCGGTTACTGAATCTCCGTTTTCTATACCAAATCGTACTAGCACATGTTTATGAGTTGCTAAACCAGTATTTGCTGTTCCTAAATCTAAATTAGCATATGCATTTGTTAATACTGTATTAACCGCAAATGCTCCTTGGTCTGCGGCTGTACCTTGTCGTCTTACACCATCTGATCCGTTGCCGCCAGCACCTGTATTTGATCCTGGAAATTCTGCTCCACCATATAATGTACTACAATCTAACCAACCATTTAAACCACTTGTGTTATCGGTATCGTATCCTGGAAATGCTATATAAAGAGATGATACTTTTCCCGATATCTTAATAGCAAATTTTGCCATACTATTTCGTTGGAAACACATTGTAAAATATTGTGTAACACTAGACAGTCTACCACCACCACCGAGATCTGCATTTGCAGGTAAGTAACCTGACGAAAAATCTTCTAGTGTGTGTTTAATTTCATTTAAATAACATCCTGCTTCATTTGTACCAGGTAATGTATCATTTTGACTATCCCATGCATATGTTGTATAATAATTGTTACTTGTATCTGTATAAGCAGGATAATCATGATCTGTTCCTGTCCAAGGACCATTAATACGTATTAAATCTGGTGCTCCGCTAACTGCCGCACCTACAGTTATATTATTAGGTAATGCCGCTTCATCTAATGTTGGAGATTCGATCCAATACATTAATTTTGTAGTATCTGTGACATTAGCACCAGAACCATTTACGTTTTCTGCTCTTGATTTTATTTTTCCGTCTTTTCCTAATCCTGAACCATTTATATTAACAGTTAAATCATTTAATGTAACTGGGGTACTAACACCTACATTTTTATTAGGAACATATCCATGAAGATTTGTATGAGTTTTTACACTTGGAGGTAACATATCATCATGGGTATAAGTCTGGGTAGATATTGCAGTTCCAGTATCATTACTAATTGTAAGAGGTGTTGTTGTGTATCTATAAGTTTGCCCTGTAAGATTTGATAATGTTTGACCTGTTATAGATATACTAGCACCGGTATTATAAAACGCAATACCAGACATATATCTATATGTGGCTGTTCCTGCTACTGAAGTTCCCCATCCAGCAATTGTCGGAACATCAGTCATATCATCATATACCCATTTGGCTTGATAGGTTGATGTTCCATCATCGTGCTTTAATTGCATTGTATTGTAACCTATCGGAACTGTAGGGAAATGTACTTTTGCTACAAATTCTTTATAAAAATTATCAGGATAAGTGTTATGGTTTAAAAGATTTGCGTCACGTTCAGCAGTAATTTCTAATTGTCCGCTTGCATCTACATTTCCTGAACTATCATATCTGTTTACTTGAGGCGATCCATTAAACACTACCATACCATCTGGTGATCCATCAGCTGATTCATTGATATGGGCTTTTAATGTTCCAGCATATGTACCATTTGATGGAAATTCGTTACTCCATTGCGTTGTATCAGAAACCATAGAAGATGTTACTTGCCTGTTAACAGCGGTTGAGGCAGGTGGTGCCGAAGACCCGGCGGTATTATCATCTGTATCATCACATATGTGAGGTTGGGTACCTACACTGGACGGAGGATTTATAGTAGAACCTGTTAACCCATCTGGTGCAGTAGGTGCTTTTCTTATTTCAATATAATCTGCTTTGTTTTCAGTATCATCAGTACCACCAGCATAACTATTATCTGTAGATGTAATTAATTTTACAGTTCGTAGTAATGGTGATCCTGTATTAGTATATGTATTAGTTGGATTTTCTGCTGAACTTGTATTAGAATCTCCAAAATCCCACGAATATGCTGGGTTAAGAGAGACGCCATTATCTGTTAATCCTGTAGATGACCCTGTAAATTGTACAATATTAGATGCACCATTAGCATCGGCTCCACCATTAACAGGATCATATTTTATAAAATCAAATCCTATTCGAGGATCTACATAATCAGGACTACCATTTGCTGAAGTATTTTGATTTGTAAATGCTCCGCTAAATCCTGCTCTAGGATCTACATTAACTGTTATAGTTGTTACAGATGTTGTATCTGAATTATTAGAGCCTCTTAAATTTTGTGCTTTTAAGGTTACATCAAATGTTTCTGCAACAAGATCATCTGCTAAAGTAAAATAATGTTCTATATCATTGAGATAATCACCATCAACATTACTACCGCCTGTTACAACTGTATCGCTTGTTGAATCGCCCCAATCCCATGTAAATGTTGTATCTCCCCAAGTGCCTAAATTTGCAGAAGTATTTGTAAATCTTACAGGATGTCCTTCTTGTGTATTAGTTGCACCTTGAGCATTAGTATCTCCAGATTCATCATTGTTACCTGTTATTAAGTTGTTTACATTAAAAGATGCAACAGGTTCTATATATCCGCTAATATGATCTGTTTTTTCTAAACTAGCAGTAGCACCTACACCTCCTTGGGCGGTTGTACTTCTACACCAAACTTTAGGAGACCATTGTGTATCTGCTGTAACCGTATTGCCACCTACATCATAATCATATGTGTGTGTTTTTGTAGATGCCCATTCGATCCAATTTGATTCAACATGAGCATTATCACCATTAGTATTAGCACTTGCAGGAAATTTTGAACCGTCTCCAAATTCAATCATCCAATAATGTGTATACAACGATGCTGATGTATCAAATTCTATTTCTCTACCTGCTTGTGGGCCTCCTAGATCAACTACTGTATCATTATTTGTTGTAGTCCATGCAGGTTCAGGTGCAGGTGTCCATAGTTCAACTGCGGCATCTTTTTTATAAATCGAATAACTACCCTCTGTTAATCCTGTTGTACCTGTTGCAGATTGACATTTTAATGTCATAGTTACATTAATATCACCACCTGCAACAGATGTAAAACTTTGATCATAATATCCGTTGCTTATTGTAGTTGTATCGTTTGCTACATTAACTGTATTAGCCGGTGTTGTAACATCTTCAAACTCCCAATCTGCATGAGTAGCGTCTCCTGGATTCGAAATAGTAAATCTTACAGTTAATGGCACAGCAGGAGATGCTCCGCCTTCTAATGGAGAATTAGTAAATGCCGCACCTTGAACATATGTATTATTTTTTATATTTTTAATAGTTTCGTTTAACCCATCCATTGCATCAGTTATAGTACCAGTAACGTCAAACCCAGATAACAATGTGCCTCCACTATAAGTAGAACTTTTTTGATAATAGGCTCCGTCGTTAAATGTTGTATCAGTTGGTGCTCCTAACGCACCACCTCCGCCTCCAGCTGAAGCAGGAGAATTTATCCAAGCCGCTCCATCCCAAGTTAATACATCGTTGGCTTGAACACTTGTTATAGTTGTATCTGTTAATCCTACTACAGTTCCTGCGGCACCTGCTTGATTTATCCATTTGTTATTTGAAGAATCCCACGTTAATACATCTCCTCCTGAAGGAGTTGTTATTGTAGTATCAGTTAATCCTGATACAGTTAATGCACCTGCATCTGTTAAATCTACTTCAGTTTGTTCATAACTCATCCAGTATGGTTTTCCGTCTGCTTTTGTATAAAAATATCCACCTTCACCATCTGCTGGTTGTGTTGGCGTAGACCCTTGTTCGGTTGATATATGAATTAATCCGCCAACATTTACAGAAGTATTAAATCCCCACATGTCTGTAGTTTTACTCCAGGTAATAGTTTTATCTGATGCGGCTTTAAGTATAATACCGCCTCCATCTGCTGTGTCATTTGTTGGGGTTCCTACTGTTCCTATTTCAATATGTATATCATCTACTTGAAGAGTAGTACTGTTTACAATTGTTTGAGTTCCGTTGACTGTAAGATTACCATTAACAATTAAATCATCAAATGTTACATCATCTGTTGTGTTTAAATCTTGATCAAAAATTGTTGCTGTAAGAGTGCCATTAACAATTAAATCATTAAATGTTACATCATCTGTTGTGTTTAAAGTTTGATCATAACTAGAAACTGTAGCCCATGTTCTATCGCCTTTTAAAAATTTAACTTCGTCTCCTGCTACTGGTGCAGGTACTAAACCTTCTGTTCCGTCTGTAGTAGATGTTGCTCCTCCAAATGGAGCTCCACCAGCATAGTTGTTTGCGTGTATTTCTTTAGGAATACCTGATTGATCTTGTGTCCAATCTATGTGTTGATCTGCGGACCAATTTGTTAATTGATTATGATCCCAGTCAGAATTAACATATGTTGTATTAGGTGGTACTGCCCATACACCTGTTGCACTTAAATATTTTAATTGATCTCCTGCTACTGGTGCAGGAACAAATCCATATGCTCCATTTACTGACGAAGATGCTCCGGAAAAATTACTTGGTTTGTTTGTTAAGTCATCATAACTACCGCTAAACAAATTAGGTTTATTTGTTAAGTCATTATAGTTTCCTGAAAATGCATCTAATATTCCATATCCTGCAATAGTTGTTGGTACTTCAGTTAAATTAGCAAATACACCATTAAATACATTATCCCCCGAGCCTACCGGAGTTGACCATGAACCTAAGTGATTTAAAAATTGACCATCAGATCCACCGGGCGGTAACCATTGTGAAACAATATGCGAATGTGTAGATGTTCCGCCACCAGTACCGGAACCTGTTCCCCCTCCACCACCTCCTGTGGTAGTGCCTGTTGTAGTATCAGAAATAGTAATAGGTAAACCAGTTTGTGGTGCTTCTGTTGTAGTTGTTGTTGAAATTAATGTACTAAGTTGAGCATATTCTGTTTCAGGTGTAGTTTTAACAACATACTGTTCAACAGGTGTACTAGCATCAATAGTAGTATCTGTTTCTTGTTTTACTAAATTAATAATTCTGCGTCTGTCAATTTCAGATATATCTTTTATAAATTTAGTAGTTTCTTTATAATAAGCATATTGGGCTTGCTGTTGAGCAGTTTTATCAACACCACCATCTTTATTTTTAAGAGTAAGATAATTTTTTCTTATATATTGAATACCTTCGTTCCGTAACCATGACCTAGGTTTCATGCTACCATAGTTACATAATCTAAACAATGACGCTTCTGCAATTCTACGAGTAGGAGTTCTGTTATCTATTTGTATTGCAGATGATACTTGGTCAATAGTACCTTTTTGAATAAAATAAATTAAATCAAATTCATATCCTTCAGTCTGGGTATAATCGATTGAACCAGTATCATAAAACATACTAACTAAAGCATCCCATTGATGCTGTAAAACAAATTCAGGACTATTGTTTAACCGTTTGCGAAGATTATTTTGTGCTTTAGTAACATCTGTAATCCATAATCTATATGCATTTGTTTCTGTTATACCATTAGGAAAAGCATCACCAGAATATCTATAACCCATTACATATTTTTCACCATCCCAATGGCGATGGCCGCGATATAATTCTTTACCTAACATAAAGTTAAGTCCGGCGTCACTTATTGCGGCTGTCTTGGTGTTTATAGGAGTAGAAGAATAATGAGGTGATAATGATTGATCATCATAATTTATCTCTATCGGTAATTCTTTATATCTAGTAGCCATTCATTAACCTGCAAACCCCGGTGTTAAACCTTCACCTAGTGGCATTAATTTTTTATCTTCGTGTCCTAACCATGGTTCATGCTCAGGTACTCTTGTACATACACTTTGTAATACACTAACATTTCCGACTAATGGAGCAGGCTCTGGAGGAACTGCATCTGTAGCACTACCACCATTTAAATCTAATCTTGCCGCTTTAACAGTAGTTTGACCAGCAGTTATAAGACTTCCATCTAAGTCTGCTTGTATAACATAATTCATAGCAGTTTTCATTTGAAAGTCACCTGTTGTAGCATTTATATTAATTCCATCTGAACCTTCTGCTCTTATTTTTATACTACCCTTTGATTGTATATTAATGTCTCCGTCAACATGTAAATTAAAATCTTTAAGTGAATGATAAGATATATCGTCTGTACAAAACACATCCATTTTGCCTTCATTAGTAAGTTCTACCCAAGCAGTTCCATCTCTGTTAATAATATATACTATTCCTTTTTCGTCATTAAGTAATAATTGGGCACCACCAGCAGTTCGTAATCGTATACCTTTATCGATACCTGCATCATCTCCATCATCCATTACAAATTGATGTTGTTCTGGTGTTAGAATACCAAATACTCTACTAGGACTTTCTCTTCTAGCACCGCTAGTACATGTTCCTCTAATTGCATCATATTGAGCTAATGAAAGAAGTCCCTGTAATTCAAGAGCTTCTTTCATTGGCTTATGAGCAGGGCGTAATGTAGGTAATTTATCATACTTGTTTTTTTCTGCACCAGGTGCTGGTCCTTCATATGTCATAGCAGACGGAATACCCGGTACTGTAAAATTAACATTTTCTTGGAAGAAACAACCTAACCAAACTCCTTCGTTTAAATCTCCATTAATAAAACCTACTAACCCTTCTGTTTCTATAGTAGGCGGAACCATCCACATACCGTAAGCAGTTTGGGTGTCTTTAAATGCAGTAGACATTGGTTTTTGTAAGTACGGATTAGATGCTCCAGCAAACGGTGACAAATATCTAACACTAATCCATGTATCTTCTCTAGAAGGATGTCCAATTTCAGGTATATAAACTTGTAATCTACCCATAGCGGCCGAATCAAGAGTTCGTTTAATATATGCTCTATACATATAGGGCATAGATCTAATCTTAATATTACTACCACCACTTCCGTTTACTGCTACCTGTGTTTTAAATTCTACTGCCATATTTTACTCCGGTACACATCCTAATTCAAACCATTGGTCTGCATCTTTTTCCCTAGACCAATATTTTTTTGCACCTCTACGTCTTCCACAATCTCTAAATTCAAAATAATTTTTATTCCAACCTGTTCCATAATTTGCATCTGTATATTTTTGAAATAAATCATCTCCGCCATTACCGCCCCAATGAAAACCTTGAGTTTCTGCAAGTTGTCCTATTTCTTTCCAATGTGCTTTATTTGCAGATGTTACAGATCCGTCTGCTTCATGTAAATATTTTGTTTTGTTTACACTATTAACACTAACAACTTCTATTCTAAATGCAGTACCTGTTAAGTGATGACTATCTTTATAATCATGTTTAAGTGTATCTTTTTTACGTAAGTCTTTGTGTTTACTCAATGGTCTAACACCTGTTATTATTTTAATAATATAAATGCTTCCGTGAGCTTTTGCATTTATAACAAAGTTTGCCGCAAGTTTTCGTAACTTAGGATGCAATCTTGCTATCTCAATATTAGTTCCAATATCATCTGTACTAGGAAAAGACCAATTGCCATCTTTATCGGGTCTTTCACCAAACCCTGCGTAACTACCTACTGGAGGTTTTTCGCCAAATTGTGTTTTATATGTTGCCATTTTATTTCCTGTTATGCATCTTCCCTAGATTGTTGATCGGCTAGTTCTTCTTCAAATCGTTCTTTGTTAAACTTTTGTTGATTATATCCGCCTTCTCCTTTTTCCTTATCAGAGTATGCACTTTGAGCTGAGGCTTTATCTCTTGCCGCACGGTTTTCTAAACTAATTTCTTCTTCACTTGTAAATCTCAATAAAGTAGGTCGAGCTTTTTCATAATTAGTTCCAAGATCCCTTACTGCTCCTAATGATTGAGTAAATGCTCCATTTGTAAATCGTGATATAACAGAAGTTACTTTAAATATTCCACTTATTGTTGTATTGTCGACAAATTCCATTTTTCCTGTATCTTCATCTGGTTCTACAGGACTTCTAACATTTAACCAAAATAAATTTGCTCCCTGTTCGTATATTGCAAAATCTGCTATACCTGTAGTAGCATTTCTAAATTGTTTAGTTAAATTTGACATACCTAACCAAAATGGATCACCTTTAATTTCTAAATCTATTTTAGCCAATTCATTACCGCCAGATAATTCCATATACATATTACCTAATTGTATCCGGCCTGTACTTTGATCAGGTGTTATATTTTTTTGTAAGGCATCATCTGTATCTACAGTATCTGACGAAACAGTATACATTGAAATGTCTTCTTGAGTCGAAGGTAATGCATACGACTCTACAAATAAACCACTGCCTTTTCTAACATTTGTGCCAGTTTCACTTGCAAGTGCCGCTTGAGCTTTTTCTAATCCTTCTGCATCTGTAGGATTTGCACCATATACCAATCCTTGATCGCTCATAGGTCCATATGTTTTACCATAATATTTTCTAAGAGATGGAGGCAAATCATTTGGTTTTCTCATCTTTTTTGCTTCTTCACCGTTTTGAGAAGCACCTACTTTTAACTTTTTTGAATTTTGTGATCCTTCTCTTTGAGCTTGGTGTCCTGCTCTAATTGGCATTGCTCTAAAATATGTGAGATTAAAATTCATATCAAAATTTAATACTTCTGTGTTTAATCCTGTAAAATTATAATCGTATCGTTTAGTAAGTAATTGTTCTTCTAATAATTTGTTTATTCGTTTTTTCATTACATCAGGATCATTAAATTGTGTAGCTAATTCACCTGAATAAACAGCGGGTTCTTTATATGGTGCAAACGAATACAAATACTTTCTAGAATATCTTTTTCTTTTTATATCGTATTCACCAAATCTCATATCACAAACTAAACGAAAAACTACCGCAATATTTGATGCATCTGTCATAGGACCATCAGGACCTTCTTGTCGTAAATACCCTTTCCCATCGGTAGTTTCTACACTTTGAAATTCTGTTGTTGCTCCCATTACAGTATTCAAAATATCTGGAATGTGAGATCCTTTTGCTATCTGAATCATTAACTTAGAACTATCTGTAAAATGTCGTGTTGATCGGTCATTTGTGGTTGCTTTTAAATTGGCAAATTTATAATCTTTCCATTTGGGATCTAATATAATATAATATTCATCTTTAATAAAATGTGCTTCAGCATCAACTTCATCTTGGGCACATTTATTTAGAAATGCTTGAAATCCTTTAACCCATTCGCCTAATGTAGATGCGGCTAAAGTAGAAACATTTTTTATAGTTGGGCCAGTTCCACCGGCATATGATGAAACACCTGGTGATGTTGCAGATATTCTATATTGTCCACCTTTTTCTGTTATTGATATATTCATACTTTCTAACATAAGAGGATAAACAAAATAATATTCAGACTGTCCTGCCTCTACATTTTCTGCATTACCATTATTAAACATTACTTCTAATAAGTATGTTGCTTCTTTTGGTGTTTTAATTCCTAAATCTTTACATGCTCTATTAATATAATCTAATAATGCGGCGCCATGTGTTTCAACTATTGTTATGTTAAAACCTTTTCCTTGTGCAGATCTAGTTCCTTGATTCCAACTTACTGCCGCCATTATTTCTAAATCTACTATATTAAATACTGCCGTTGTTGCAGTTTCGGCGATTACTATTTTTTTCTTATTGTTTAAAGATAAATTATGAACAATAGTTGGATGGCATATACTTAATCGAAGATAATATGTTGCGGAAGGCATAGAACTTAAAGCATTACCTAAAAAACCCCTATGGGAATATTTTAAAGAATCTTTAGGAGCATAAGAAGACTTTGTTTTTGTTGCGGAGGCCGCTTGTCTTCGACCAAATTGCTCGTACCCTTTTTCTTGTTGGGTGTTTGGCTCTAAAAACCCAAATTCTTCAGACATATTTTCTTCCTCTACTGCAAATATGAACTTATATCAGACTGATTAGGTGTTAATATTTCTACACCTTCATTAAAATCCCATACAGGATCATTTAACTTATCAGGATTTAACATTTTAAAAACCCACCATAACTGAGGTGTCCCATATAATTCGTTGCTTAAAAGATCAGGACGATTTCTATGGTGTCTTGAAATTATCATAGTTATTTCATTACCTGTAACCTCGACTTCTGGTGCTTTCCATATTCCTAATCTACCTGCATCCATCGGAGTTAATGCGTATATACTATTAGTTTTATATGTTGCCATTAAATAAATCCGTCCTTAACTAATTTTCCTGATTTAAAATCGTTCATAGTAAATTTTGTTCTAAGTTTACTAGGAGTTTGTTGTATTACCATATCAATTACCAAATTTAACATGCTAGGTACTTTTGAATTAAATCCATCTGAAAATCCTGCTTCTGCTGAATCTGTTTCTACATCTATATAATCGACATCTTGTCCTAAATCATATGCAAATGAACGAATTAAAACTGGAACATTACTAAACATTAAATCACCATATGCACTAAATTTTAATACAGGTGGAGGAGTTCCTCTTTTTTTATCATTCATCCCAAAATGCATTTTTGTTACAATACGTAAAAAATGCAAAACTGCAATCATGTAATGCCCTTCTGCCGCAGATTGAGCAGTTAGCGGACCAGACACTTGTAAATTAGGCGGTCTACTTTTAGTAAAATAACTAACAGGATAATTTGTATGTGCCGTTTCATATTCACCATATTCTGCTTGATGAGATATATTAATAGTTGGTGTGTAAGGCCAAATTATCCCATTAAATTTTTTAAGGGGTAATAAAATAGGATTTGGTGCACCAGACTCTGTTTCTAATATATCACTATTTCTTGGTAACGATACTCTTGCTCGTATATCTTTCATCGCCTAATTCCTCGCATTACTATGCCAAATATTCTATCTCTAGATTTAGAATCGGTTTGTATGTTTCCAAAATAATCATTGAATAATTCTCGCATTTGTAATTGATCATCTTCTTTTATTATATCGGATCTAAATTTTGAAGCGTTCATTCCGCCTTCCATACTAGGTACTGTATATTTGTAAGAACGCTCTTGTCCTGTTTCAGGGTCTACAGAAGGTTCAGGTAATATATTTTCAGTATATTCTTGTACAACATTACCGGATTTTAATCGTTCAGCATCCTTAACACCTAATGCTAATACTACATAATTAGAAGAAGGATCCCTTCCTACTTTAGTTAAATCAGGTCTGTATGGCATAGTTTCTATAATATGATCTTTTGGTACTCCATACATTGTTGCAATTATATCTGCCTTCTCCTGAAATGTAAATGGATCAGTAGAGTAGTCACCTGCCGCATGTGCCTGTTGTTGTTTTTTACCAAACATAGTAGCGATAAATACGTTGTTGGCACCAAACTTTTCACTTAAATGTTTATATACACCATAATGCCCTTTATGCATAGGCTGGAATCTGCCTCCATAAAATACAACCGGTGTTTTAGCAATTGCTTCAAAAAGTTCAAGAATTCTCATATTAATATTTATTCGAAAAATTCTTGACTTTTTTTACCTTATAATGTATAATAATAGCAGTAAATAACCACGGAGAATCATGGCTGTAAAACGAAATTATTTAAACAATAAAGATATTTTAAAACAAATACATTTATCAAAACAGACATATTGTGCATATACACATGATAAATTTAAGGATTACGATTTAATTGTAGCAGAACATGTTAATTGTATTGATATTGAAGATTTAACAGACGAAAATAAAGAAGAGGCAATTACCAATCGTAAAAAACGATTAGAAATTGACAAGGATGTAGAAGTAGAAATTGATCCAAATGATATTGTTTATAGAGTTTATGACTTTGCACACATACCTTTAGAACCAGGCAGAAAAAATAAACCTAAAACAATAGCGGATCATCATGCTAAAGTAAATTTTCCTCCTTTTAAACACTATGTTTGGAATCAAAATAAAAACAGATATAAAGAAGTAGCAAGATCACATTGGAAGGGCACTATTTCTACAGGTAAGTTTTGTGTTGAACATGGATACATGACAGATGAACTTGCTAATATGTGTATGAAACTTACAGAACGATATGCTACACGATCTAATTGGCGAGGGTACACTTATGTAGATGAAATGCGGTCGCAAGCATTATTGCAACTATCACAAATTTCATTACAATTTGATGAGAGCAAATCACAAAACCCATTTGCATATTATACTGCCGCAATTACAAATTCTTTTACACGAGTATTAAATGTCGAAAAACGTAGTCAAAATATACGTGACGATCTACTAGAAAAAGCAGGACATAATCCTAGTTATACTAGACAAGTAGCACATCAAATTGCTATTGCTGAAAAAGCAGAAACAGAAAGAAGAGAACGAGGCGAAGTATAATGCTTCATAGTAGAATCGATTTTAATGAAGACATTGCAACAAATGTTAGGTTATTTAATCCGTTTGGACCTAACATGTTTTATATGTCATTAAAAGATCGACATACAGCAGAACTGTTAGAAATAATTAATAAACTTAGTAGCCAACAAGATATAAAAGATAAATTAAATGCAATTGGTCAAATTGTTCACGGTACTAAAGGAAAAGAAAATCAAAAAAATAGTATAGTTGATGGAGAAATGTATCCTATACGTACAGAATTTTTAGAAGAAAATGATAAACAAATTCTTATAGATGTAATTACAAATTTAACATTAACATATGCTCAAATTGTTACTTCTCATGCTAAAGATGATCTTGCATTAAGAGATGATTCTGATGCCATTGAAAAACTAAAAAAAGAAGAAAATGAATATGTGGCCGAAATACAAGGTCTTTGGTATGTTAAAATGAAGGCTGGAGATTTTCATATACTACATGAACATTCTACATCTGGAGCAACTATGAGTGGAGCAATATATTTAGATGTACCTGAGTTACCTTGGCCACAAGGTAATATAAATTGGATTCCTCCTGGCGGAGAAAACACTATGTATAATAGTACATGGCAACTTAGTCCTAAATCAGGCGATGTTATTATGTGGCCTGCATGGTTATTACATACAGTATATCCATTTAAAAGTGATAAAGAACGAATTATGATTTCTTTTAATTCTATTTTATTAACCCAAAAAGGGGAGAAGTATAATGCTTTATAGTAATATTAATATTAATTCCGATATTGGAACTGATGCAAGTTTTTTTAATCCATTTGGTCCTAATATTTTATATTATAAATTACAACCCGATGTTTTAAAAAAAACATTAGATTGTGTAAATGCATACCGAAGTGATCGAGAATATATCGAAGAATTAAAAACCAAAGGACAAATAATCCAAGGAACTAGATCACAAGAAAGTCAATCAAATTCTATTGTTAGTGGTGAAATGCTACTAATAGAACAAGAGTTTCAAGAAAAACATTTTGATAATATTATTCAAGATATTATTAATATAACTAGTTATAATTATGGATTACAATCTGCTAAATTTAGTGTATTCGATATGGGTATGCGAGATATACAAGACGAATATATAAAAGAAATTGACGAAGATATATCGTCATTGAAAGTTTCTATTAAAGATTGTTGGTTTGTTGTTTTAAAAGAAGGAGATTTCCATATTTTACATGAACATCATTATGGAGGAGCAATTCTTAGTGGAGCAATTTATTTAGATGTACCTGAAAAGCCGTGGCCTCAAGGTAATATTAATTGGATAGTTAATGGAGTTTCAACTCATATGTTTAACTCTAGTTGGGGATTACAACCAACCACAGGAGATGTTTTTATGTGGCCGTCTTGGATTAAACATTCAGTGTATCCTTTTAAAGGAGAAGGAGAACGAATTATGATATCGTTTAATGCAACCCTTTTACGTGCAAGAGATAAAAAAAATGACAAATAATTTATTTAAAAAAGTAGCATGTTTTACAGATATACATTTTGGTTTAAGAAATAATAGTAGATTACACAATACAGATTGTGAAGAATTTATTAAATGGTTTATTGAAGAAGCTAAAAAAGAAAAATGTGAAACTTGTATATTTTTAGGTGATTGGCATCATCATAGGGCATCTATTAATGTTAGCACATTAAATTATACAATGTCTAATTTAGAATTTTTATCTAAAGCATTTACAAATGTATTTGTTATAATGGGCAATCATGATTTATTTTACAGAGATAAACGAGAAATTAATAGTGTAGCATTTGGTGGATTATATGATAATGTACATATTGTAAATAGTATTTTTACAGAAGGTGATGTTAGCATTGTTCCATGGTTGGTACAAGACGAATGGAAGGAAATGCCTAATATAAAATCTAGGTATATATTTGGTCATTTCGAATTAGGCGGATTTCAAATGAATCAACTTGTAGCAATGCCAGAAAATGGAGGATTGGGACAACAACATTTTAAAAATCAAGAATATGTTTTTAGCGGTCACTTTCATAATAGACAACAACAAAAAAATGTAGTGTATATAGGTAATACTTTTCCACATAATTATTCTGATACTTGGCAAGATAATAGAGGAATGATGATATTAGAATGGGGTAAAGAACCACAATATACTGCATGGCCAAATGCACCATCATTTAAAACAATTAATCTTAGTAAATTAATTGATGCACCAGAAAAATATTTAAAACCAAAAACATATATAAGAGTAACATTAGACATAGATATTTCATATGAAGAAGCAACTCATATTAAACAAGCATTTACAGACGAATATAAATTACGAGAAATAGTATTATTACCAGAACGAGAGGACGAACACGAGGTAGATTGGTCCGAAGGAGAGGTTCCAAAATTTGAATCTGTAGATCAAATAGTATTAAGCGAACTTTCTACTATTAAATCGACCCATATTGATAACAATAAATTGGTTGACATCTATAACAATCTGACTGTATAATAATAGATTATGCTTACTATCAAAGAAATTACCATCAAGAATTTTATGAGTGTTGGTAATGTAACACAAGGAGTTCTTTTAAACGATACTGGTTTAACTTTAGTTCTTGGAAACAATTTAGATTTAGGCGGAGACGGGTCACGCAATGGTACAGGAAAAACAACTCTTGTAAATGCGTTATCTTATGGTCTATTTGGTCTTCCATTAACTAATATCAGACGTGATAATTTAATCAATAAAACCAATGGCAAACATATGCTTGTCACGATTGAATTTTCATGCAATCGTGTAACGTATAGAATTGAACGAGGACGTAAACCAGGTATATTAAAATTTTATGTTAACGACTCTGAACAAATAGATGAAACAGACGAAGGACAAGGTGAAAGTAAATTAACACAAAAGCAAATAGATAAAGTTCTAGGTATGACACATAATATGTTTAAACATGTTATGGCACTTAATACATACACAGAACCTTTTCTTGCTATGAAACAAAATGATCAACGAAACTTAATAGAAGAATTGTTAGGTATTACTTTACTTTCAGAAAAAGCGGCATTATTAAAAGAATTAGTTAAAGAAACAAAAGATAACCATAAAGAAGAAGAATACAGAATAGGTGGAATTCAACAAGCAAATGAACAAATAGAAAGTTCTATTAACGATTTACAACGTCGAAGTGATTTGTGGGACAGGAAGCATAAAGAAAATATAGAAGAATTAAAAAATAAATTACTAGAATTATCTGAAGTAGATATAGATATAGAATTGCAAGCTCATAAGGACTTAGAAGCATATAGTGAGCTTCAAAGAAAAACGTCGCAATTAGACGGGAATATTGCACAAATTGACACCAAAATCTCCAAGTTAAATCAAGACCTATCAAGTATAAAAGATGATGCATGTTACGTATGTGGAAAACCATTAGATGATGAGTTGCATAAAAAACTATTAAAAACAAAAGAAGATAAATTAAAAAATTATACAGAAGAAGTGTCTGAGTATAAACGAGAAAGAGAAGACCTAGGATCGTTAGGCAAGCAACCAATTACCCATTATGATAAAATAAGCGATGCATATAATCACAAAACAACATTAGATACGTTATCAAATCAATTAGAAAGTAAATTAACAGAAACAAATCAGTACATAGAACAAATAGAAACACTTCAAGATAAAGGATTACAAGAAATAAATTGGAACAAAATTAACGAATTAAATAATTTAAAAGAACACCAAGAATTTTTATTAAAGCTTCTTACAAATAAGGATTCTTTTATAAGAAAGAAGATTATAGACCAAAACTTAGCATATTTAAATACAAGGCTTAAATATTACTTACAAAAACTAGGTCTACCACATTATGTAAATTTTCAAAGTGATTTAACTGTAGAAATTACAGAGCATGGAAGAGATTTAGATTTTGATAACTTATCACGAGGAGAGCGTAATAGGCTTATACTAGGTTTAAGTTTCTCGTTTAGGGATATATTTGAATCTATGAATACTCCAATTAATTTAATGTTTATAGACGAATTAATTGACTCCGGAATGGACACAACCGGAGTTGAGTCTGCATTGGCTGAGCTTAAAAGAATTACAAGGGAACGAAATAAAAATATATTTTTAATTTCACATAAAGACGAACTTGTAGGACGAGTAAATGATATATTAAATGTAGTTAAAGAAGATGGATTTACATCATTTAGTTGCGATAAGGAAGTACTAGAACATGTCTGAAACACCATGGATTGATAGAAGATCATTATTAGACATAACTCAACAATCTAGAGGAGGAGCTGGATTGGCACCATTAGATATGGGATATGTATACGTCTTTAAAAACGGAGAAACCAGACATTGTTTAGATGACTCGGAGGCATATAACTTTTATGCAGATAACAAAGAACGACTTGACTCAGAACCAACAATTTAAATTTTTTATAGCGGCCCCGTTTGGCAATTATATTAAACATAAAAATGCAATTAATGTTAGAGGTTCTTTTACAATATTACGTAGACCAGGATTAATTAAACAACTATTTAGAACTCTTAGATATGATTTTTCTAAAAAAGGATGGAAGAACGAATTAGGACTCCGTAATCCGGGTATAAAACACGGACTTAATAAATACAGAAACAACGGCAAAGAAGTTATAAGTATTGCCGCAATTATGCCTAGAGATTGGGGTGACTTTGCAAAAGACATACCCGATCATGTAAACTTAGAATTAAATTTAAGTTGTCCAAATATCGATAAAGTAGAAATAGATTATAAAGCTCTTACTAAGTTTTATAATGCATTTTGGGATAATAAACGAGAATGGTGTATAGCCAAAATATCGCCCCTATCTACAGAGGACGAAATCAAGCGATTATTAGACATTGGGTTTGGTCAGATCCACTGCTCCAACACCCTCCCTATTACTGGCGGAGGATTGAGCGGAAAGGAATTGATAAGTTACACGATCAAACTCATAGATTACATAAAGACACACTTTCCCTCAGTGAAGATTATCGCAGGAGGAGGGATTGATCATATAGATATTGTAAATTACTATAAAGGTAAAGGTGCAGATTATTTCAGTTTAGGAACTGTATGTTTTACACCTTGGAAATTATCAAAAATACTTAATGCCAAGTAAAAGTAAAATAAAAGGCAGTTCATTTGAAAGAGAAATAGCAAAAGAACTATCGGATTTATATAATGAGAGCTTTGTAAGAACTCCATCGTCGGGTGCTTATGTTGGCGGCTCTAATGTTGCAAGAAAAGATTTTTTATCCGAGGGTCAGGTACAATCCTTCAGAGGAGACATAATACCACCCGACGACTGGAAATATTTTAATGTTGAATGTAAATCGTATGCTGATTTCCCTTTCCACCAATTACTATACCAAGGCGATATTAGACTATTAGATGAATGGATAGAACAAATACTAGAAGTGGCAGAAGAAAAAGATTTAAACTTATTGATACTAAAATTTAACCGCAAAGGCAAATACATAGGCTTCCAAGAACACTTACTTAATTCCTCATTTTATACATATAGACACGCAAATTATAAAGGCTGGATTTTTACAAGCTACAAAGATTTTATGGAACAAAACAATGGCTCAATTAAATACCTCTCAGTTGAAGGGGTACCACAGCCTCTATTGTCGTAAGACCGGTTGAGAACGAGTACGCTCGTTCGGATCTCCGTGGCAAAAGCAGAAAAAATGAGTAGGCTCTCCTGACAATTGGAACCTACAAGGTATATAAGGTAGATCTAATTGCTTTATATAAACCTGCGTTGGATAAGCAGAACGTAAAAAGGTACAGCCCAACCGCCTTAACCTATTTGGTTGTTCTATTAGAATGTGCTATGTCCGAAGGAAATAGTTATCTTAGCCTTAAACAGGCTAAGTGTGACTTGACTCTCAGGAAATAGTTAAATAGTAATAGTATAAATTCGATCTGAATTACGAAGTAATGAAAGATCGTGATGAGCTTTAGCTCATCATTAAAGGAAGGTAAATGAAACTAACAGAATTTGATTATCCTCAAATATACTGCGACATGGACGGCGTTTTAGTAGATTTAATAGAAGGTGCAACAAAAATATTAGGTTATAATTTTGCTGAACGTTATGGTTACGTTTCAGGAAAGCACGAACTATGGGATAAATTAGCAGAAGAAAAATTATTTTGGGCAGAGTTACCTCCTATGCCTGATATGAAACAACTTTGGGGATTTATATCAACTTTCCAACCTTATATATTAACCGCTGTTCCTGCTGTTCGGTTAATATGGGATCCTCCAGCAGGAATTCAAAAAGCAATGTGGTGTGAAAAAAACTTAGGTATTAGCAAAGATAGAGTGTATGCTGTAAAACGCTCAGATAAAAAACACTTTGCTAAATCGCACGACGGTCGACCTAATATATTAATTGATGACCATCAACAAAATATTAATGAATGGAATAAAGCAGGAGGAAAAGGAATACTCCACACATCTGCAAGTAACAGTATTAAACAATTAGAAGGTATTGGCTTCTAAAGATTTTGTTGCTGTTTCTTTCCTGCCTTTGCATCAAGTTTTTGTTTAACAATTTCAAAAAACATTTCTCTTTCATCATAGGTCAACATCCACATATCATTGTATGATATCATTCCATCTGAAAACACAACCAGTTCCATTAAATTCTTTTGAAAGGCTCTTACATCATCTTTCATTTCTTGTAAGATTTCCTGAATTTCGTCAGGAGTTGATTGTAAGAGCCTTAGGCGAAAAAAAGGGTCGGATCAAACACAATAGGAGTAGAAGATTTAGATGAACACTTTTCGCAATCAAATTCTATGATGTTATTAAAACCTACATCTGTTATTTCTACTATTTTTTCTGATATAGACCCAAAAGAAGTTCGTCCTATATCATGTAACCATTCAGCAATTAATTGTTTGTCCTCAATTGAAGCAGTTGGTGTGTCTACTTTTATTATAGACCGTAATACTAGCTCATACGTTATTTCGGTAATTTTCTTTAATGATTTGCCTAATTCTACTTGTTTTTCGGCATCAGTGGTATCATCATTTGCTAATATATTATTAGTAATCGCAGACCTTTCAAAATTTGCCAATGCTGATTGAATTTGACAACGAAGATCATATGGTTTAACATATACAGTTAAATCGCCTATTACTATTTTATATTGTTTTTCGAGACCTGTTATTTGTGTATCTAATAAAAATTCTATATCTACATTAAATTCGGTAGATGTATTACATTTTGTACACAAACCACTATAAGCTAATTCTTTCCCATATGTTACTAGTCGTATTGCTAACATTAAAACATTAAAATCTGGTCCAGGAATATCATTTGGATTTTCAATATCTGGTACACACGATTTCATTACTTCAATTAATGATTCACCGTTCATTAAAATATCCGGAGATTTGAATAATAATTCATCTCTTGCAGTCATAGGTCTTACTAAAATTTCATTTAAGTTTGATAACTTAGGAGGTATAGTATAAAAGTTACCATTACTAGGTAATATTACATATACTCCGGGAGGTCTATGATATTGCATTAACGGATTAGAAGAATTAGTTTCTAAAACAGTATGTCGCACATTATGTTTTTTTGATTCAACTGTTTTTCCACCCTCACCTGAAACAGGTGTCTCTCGCTCAATTTTTTCTTTTTTAATCTGTTTTTTGGGAGTTGTTGAAAAATTATCTAATGCTTGATTTGCTATTTTTAATACAGGTTCTGCTTCTGGATTGTCTTTATATTTTTCTATAAATTGTTCTACTTGTTCTTTTGATTCATTAATGTCATAAAACTCGTTTAATATAACATTTGCATCTTCGGGCATTTTCCTCCTTAATAAATATATATAACTCTATTTATAGGCAGAAATTCATGGCATCTATACAACTTCCAGGCGTAGGCTCAGTAGAAATACCTGATTTTGCTACAGATTACACATTACAACAAGTATTAAATGTTCTTTCTAGTCAAGAAGCAGAACGTATCCAGGCCTTAGGAGAAATTAACCAAACACTTGTTACAGGATCAAATGTAAGTAGAGCTCAATTAGCTAGAGATACAGAGACAGCATCTAATACTGGAAGAATGTCTCGAATGCAGGCAGTCCAACATAGAACCAATCTTCAGACATTAAATCAAATGAAAGCTCAGCATAAAGAAATGTTATCTGCTCAAAAAAGAGCATCTGGGGCTTTCGCTCAACAAATGCCACAAATTATGAGAATGGCTGGTTCAATGATATCAGGAAAAGGTATTAGTGATGCATTAAGTATGATGCCAGGTGGCCTTGGCCAAGGGATAGCATTAGCAACAAAAGTTGTAGGAGAATTTGCCGATTCTCAACGCAGATTAACAGATGTAGGTATGGGATTAGGAACATCTATTATTAATACAGGAGAAGCAATTAGTAGTTTTAATGTGCCATTAAGTGAATTAGAACGAATTGCAGGATCAAATGCAGTAACTTTAAATTACCTTAATGATACTACTATGGATATGACAAAGGCACATAAGGACTTATTAGATCAAGGAGTCAGACCTGGTGTTTTTGCATTTGGATTAATATCGAAAACAGCAAGAGATAGCATGAAAGAATTTGGTAATTTTGGATTTACAGTAACAGAAGTAAATTCTTTCTTAGCAGAATATTTAGAAACTGATCGAAAACGAGGAGTATTAGCACAGAACTCTGCTGTAAATTTAGCCGCAAATTTTAAAGCACTAGCCCAAGAAACTGCCGCCTATGCTTACGATACAGGTAGAAATCGCAAAGATTTAATGAAAGCCCAAATAGAAAATTTAAATCGTACTGATGCATCAACGTATGCTATGATGCTTAGAATGAAAGGCGAAGAAGGTGCGGCAGAAACATTTGAAAAGAATTTAGCATTAATTACAAATGAAATGAAATCTCGATATGGAGAAAATGCAGATTCGATGATTGATGCATGGATACAAGCTCAAACACAAGGTAGAGGTCTAGAAGCAACAGAAGCAGGTGCAGAATTTATGGCTATGTTAGGACCAGCAGGTGCTGTTTTAGATCAAATGGCAAGATCTGGAGAAGCAATAGACCCTGCAATGTTTGGTAAATTTCATAAAGCATTAGAACAATCAGTAAAATCATATGACACTCAAAATTTTCAATTATTAGCAACTCAACATGAATCTTTACAAACAGCAGGTCGTATGTTATCTGAAGCTAGAACTACTACTGCCGAATCTCGACATCAAGCAAAATTACGATTGAAAGAAGGAGCCCAATTATTAAAAGCAAATGAAGCAGTAGTTACAGTAACAACAGATTTACAACAAGGAATGTTAAGAGTAACTAATGCAATGGTTGGAGAGGGAGGGGCCCTTCAACCTGCACTTAAAAAAGCAATTGAATCAGTTGGACAATTTACAACTGCAATAGGGCAAGCGGCAAAAGGTGAAGGATTAGCCGCTTCGGCTACTATCGGAAAAATGTTATTGGACAATCCTTGGCAATTTTTGGCGATGGGAGCAGGTGCTTCAATGCTACCTAATGTTAATAAAATGTTTCCACAATCAGGAACATCTATGGCAAACCAAAATAAATTTGCTAGTAGTTTGGCTATGTCACAATTAGGTTCCGCAACGGTTGGTCAAGGAAATAAAGTATTAAGAGGAGGACAAACATATGAGCTAAAGAACAATATATTTACAGATCCTAATTCCGGTTTGGACTACAAATATGATCCCAAAACTGGAAAATTTACACCAACTAAAGGAGCCATAAAATCTATTACAGGTGGAACTGCGAGTAAAGCCATAACAGGAATGAAAGGTGGTACATTATCAGGTATATTTTCCATTGGAATAGCAATGATGGAAGGTTATGAAGAATTACAAAGATCAGAATCAGAATTTAATGCACAATGGGGTGGTGCTGACGTAAATAAAGATTCGCAAGAATATAAAGATGCGGTCGCATTAAGAGATAAAAGAAGAAAAGATATTGCAATTAAAACTTTAGGAAAAGGTGGCGGCGGTATGGGCGGTTCTATGTTGATGGGTGGCCTTGTAGGAATGCTAGGTGGCGGACCATTAATGTCGATATTAGGAACTGCACTCGGTGGTTATTATGGTTACAAATGGGGTGGCGAAGCGGCAGAACAAGTAACTGGTAGAGAAGATATTTTTACTACAATGCAAGAAAGTATGGGCGAACATGGTAACGAATATACGCAAGGTCAAAAATTAGCACAAGAACAACAAAAAATTATAAACATGGAAAAAGCCAAAACAGATCCTCAATATTTAGAATTAACAAAAATACAAAAATTATTAGTAGATCATGGAACAAAATTAGATGTAATTGCTGGTGCATCAGCATCTACCGCTATAGAAACAACAAAGATAACCAGAACACAAAGCCCGGCTATAGGCCCTCCTGGGAGAAATTATTAAATGGTTGACAAAACACATATAAGAGCATATAATATAAATATTACTATAGGATAATATATGAGCTGGAAAAAACATTTTACAGTATACCAATTCGGTAATACTAAAAAAGTAGGACAATCACATACAAGTGCAAGTAAATTTGGTTCTTGGTTACCTGAAGTTTATACAGGACAACCTAATAGAATTGAACGTTATGTTCAATACGACCAAATGGATATAGATTCTGAAGTTAATGCGGCTTTAGATACTATTGCTGAATTTTCGACACAATTTGTAGATAAAACAAATATACCATTTGAAGTCGAATGGAAAGAAGATTCAACAGAAACTGAAGTAGCATTATTAGAAAAAGCATTAGAACAATGGAATAATCTAAACGATTGGGATAAACGTATTTGGAGAATATTTAGAAATACATGTAAATATGGAGACCAATTTTTTATTAGAGACCCGGAAACATATGAATGGAATTGGGTTAATCCAATGGATGTTACAAAAGTAGTTATTAATGAGGCAAAAGGTAAAGAACCAGAACAATATATTGTTCGCAATTTAGCATTAAATTTACAAGAAAAAACAGCATCAAATATTATTCCGCATAGTGATCAATTTGCATCAGTTACCGCTATGCAACGAGGTGGTATTATTGACCGAGGAGCATATGGTACAGGTAGTGGTCATAGTCAAAGCGGATATGGTGGCGGAGAACAAGAAGAATACGGAGTTGACGCAAATCATATGGTGCATTTAGGAATGACAGAAGGCATGGATATTAATTGGCCTTTTGGTCAAAGCATTCTTGATCCGGTGTTTAAAACGTACAAGCAAAAAGAATTACTAGAAGATTCTATTATAATTTATAGAGTACAGCGAGCTCCAGAACGTAGAGTATTTTACATAGATGTGGGAAACATGCCATCACACAAAGCAATGGGATTTGTAGAGCGTGTGAAAAATGAAATTCACCAACGTAGAATACCAAATAAAACTGGAGGAGGCACAACAATCATGGATGCTAGTTACAATCCTCTTTCAATAATGGAAGATTACTTTTTTGCACAAACAGCAGAGGGAAGAGGATCTAAAGTTGAAGTATTACCTGGAGGTGAGAATTTAGGGCAGATAGATGATTTAAGGTATTTTACAAATAAAATTTTAAGAGCGTTAAGAGTACCTAGTTCTTACCTCCCAACAGGTCCAGATGATGGAACTTCAAGTTATGTTGACGGACGAGTAGGTACTGCATTTATTCAAGAATATAGATTTACAAAATATTGTCAACGTATACAAGCATTATTAGGACCTACATTTGACAAAGAATTTAAACTCTTTTTAAAATGGAAAGGTATTAATATTGATTCAGGTACGTTTGAACTTAGATTTACGGATCCGCAGAGCTTTAGTCAATATAGAGAAGTAGAAGTTGATCAAGCTAGATCAGCAGTATTCAGTGGACTTGCAGAAGCACCATATATGTCTAAGCGTTTTGCATTAAAGAAATACCTAGGACTTACAGAAGATGAAATTGTCGAAAATGAGCAAATGTGGAGACAAGAAAATGGTGAGCAAGATACACAATTAGATCCTGAAAGTGATATGAGCGGATTAGGAGCAGTAGGAGTTCAACCTATGGATCCAAATATGATGCAACCTATGGAAGCCGAACCACTGCCAGGAGCAGAGGATCCAATGGATCCTGCAGGAGCAGAAGGATCGGCATCACCTATTACCGGCGACGAACTACCAGATGCACCAGGAGCAGTATAATGAAAGATTATGTAGAAATGATGAAAGAATTTAGACAATTATCTGAAGCACCAAAATCAGATAATGTAGGTACACAATACGAAGAAATTGACGATCAATCAAAATATGAATATGACGACAGTCGGCGCCCTCGATTAACACTTACACATTTGAACAAATTGAAAAAAATGCGTAAGTTAAAAAAGTTAGATCTTGATAAAAGATACAAATTTTTTAAAGAAATTTACGGAATCCCACCAGCACCTCCTCCAACGATGTAATTTTTTTCCAAAAAAGGCGATTTTTAGACCTTTTTCTAAGCTATTTCTCTCTCGAATTGTAAATATTAATAGTTTCAAAACGCTTTCTTTAGGAGTAATTATATGACCACGAGAGAAAAACTTGAAAAGGTCCTCGAATTTATCATAAACGAGGAAAATGAAAAGGCCAGCGACCTCCTTCATGATGTATTTGTGGAAAAGGCTCGAGGCATTTACGAAGAGATTGCAACCGAAGACGAAGATCTTGAGGAAGCAACAGAAGAAGAAGTCGAGGAAGCAAAATCCGACGACGACAAAGAAGATAAAGAACAAGTAGACGAAGCAGACATTCAAGATCAATTTGCAGACGAAGTCGAAACCGACAGCGAAATGATTGATCAAGAAGAAGTAGCAGAAGAAGATCCAATAGGTGACGAAATGCCTATGGATGATGAAATGGGTGACGCAGAAGGCGAAGATCCTGTTGAAGATGCTTTTATGAATGTTGAAGATGCTTTAGACGAACTTAAAGCCGAATTTGCTCAACTAATGGGTGACGAAGAGCCAGTAGATATGGACGACGAAGCACCAGTAGATGATATGAGCGATATGGTTGACGCAGAAGAAGAAGATCCATTAATGATGGGTGGAAACGACGAAGAACCAGTAGAAGAAGAACTTGATTACGAACAAGTTGGTGAAGGTGCAGTAA